CTCCTATTCCTGTTGTCGATACTCCTATTCCTGTTGTCGATACTCCTATTCCTGTTGTCGATACTCCTATTCCTGTTGTCGATACTCCTATTCCTGTTGTCGATACTCCTATTTCTCTTGCTGATTTAGAAATCTATAAGGAGGATGATGAAGAAGAAGAAGAGGAGGAGAAAGAGGGAAAGGTGTTGGAGGATGTAGAGGGAAAGGAAGAGGAAGAGGAAGAGGGAAAGGAGGAGGAAGAGGAAGAAGAAGAGGAAGAGAAGGTGATTGAAGTTATTGTTCAAAAAAAGGAACGCAAACCCAGAGAACCCAAAGAAAAAGTTCCCAAATTAAATTCAAAGGAATATTCACTTCAAGTTTTTGGACATTATTTTGTTCAAAAATTAAAAAATCAAGACCTTCTTTCCCCTGAAATTGAACAATTGTTATTGACGGAATTGGGCATTCTTGACACTCATATTTCTGACCAAATTCACTTTTATTCCACTTTTATTCAAAATTCTAAAGTTGAAAAGGAAAAGTTAAATCTTATTTTATATCCCAAAAAATCAAAATCCACCAAACCTACCAAAAAACACATCCCTATTGACGATGTTGTTCACGGAAATATACAAGACTAAGTTTATTATAATGTAAAATTTGTTGTAATGTAAAAATATAAGTAAAACCTTTTTTCTATATTGTGTTATTAGTCGAGCTTTCCACAAAGTAGCCTTTGTTCTTCCTCTAAAAATGAATTCGATGGTGGTAAAAAGAAAGATACAAAATCCGTTGCCAGTCCAACAACCAAATCCAAAACACTATCAACTTCGGGATACAATGCTTTTATTTTATGTAGTAGGGTTGAACACGTATTATCTTCTGGCTGATAATACAGTATTTTCGTAAGATGCGCAAATACTTTTTTTGCGTAAGAATAGTATTTGATTTGTTTGTCTCTTAATTTTGGCAATAACATATTTGCTGCAATTATACAGACACGATATTTCATACCCCAGAGCCCGTCTTCATCATGCAACGCTTTAATCATACTTTTAATGCTATCGTCATATTCATCAAATGTAGTTGATAACTTACGTAAAGTCAATGCCGCCTCTACTCTCTCGGTTGAGAAATAGGCGGAGCTTTCAAGTATCTTACATAAATGATATGTATCCGTTATTTGTCTGATTTGTTCTTCACAGCAAATTCGTCGCCCTGTCATTTGTTTTTGTTTATTTTATCTGATAGAGAATCTACAAATCAATTTTACGTAAGAACGACAATTTTCTTCTTTCCAAATAAAATTGATATTAAATGTATAATATGTATATCCAAAATGGATGAAATTAGATGTAGTGGAGTTTGTGAAAAAATGTTCATACCAATAAAAAAAACAAGTCATACATGTGCTCAATGTATACAATTTTTCAAAATAAATTGTTGTGTAGAATTGTGCAAAGAAAAACGAACTATTGAAAATTCATTTTGTTGGAGACATCAAGATTCACATTCTGATACAAATCGAAAAATGTGCACCAATTCAAATGGTGGTTCATGTAGAGAACGATTACTTCTATCTGATGCAAATAAAACATGTAACACATGTAGAGAAAAAGATAGAAATAGCACAAATAAACGAAATAGAATTAGAAAAGAAACATATCCACCATATGATGAACAAAATAATAAATTATGTGTTCGATGTTTTAAATATTTTAATGTAGAACAATTTATTGGTGAAAAGGGTGACGTAATTGGATGTAAGGCATGTCGAGATAAAGATAAGAAATGTGATGCAACAAGAGACCATGAACATCGATTGGAAGTTGCTCGCAAAAATGACAAAAGCGATGCAAATATTTTGAGAAAAAAAGAATGGGAAACAAAAAATATCGATAAACGAAAAGGTTATTTTCAAAAAAGTAGAGCCAAATCTATTGTTACTGATTATAAAGGTTATTTAGAACGTAATGCAATTATGGCAGATAAATGGAGAAAAAACAACCCAGAAAAGGTTGCAGAATATTATGCTCGTAAAAAGAATGACGTAACTTTACGTTATAATGTGTACCTAATATCTGCTCGTGAAAAAAATATAGCGTTTGAACTGTCGCAAGAACAATTAACCGATATTATTTTACTTCCATGTGCATATTGCGGAATTATTCAGGACAAAGGATTTAATGGAATTGACCGAGTAGATTCTGCCAAAAATTATACGATAGATAATTGTGTTAGTTGTTGTGAAATGTGTAATATGTTAAAAGGTTCATTATCCGTAAATACATTTATAAAACGTATAGAACATATTTTAGCTTATCGCGGAATTACTGGAAATACACTATACCCAAATATGTTTATTAATCATGCTGGGTGTTCTTATATTTCGTGCGAATAATAAAAATTTACTTTTTGAAATAAATGAAAGTAGATTTGATGAATTACAAAGGCAAGATTGCTATATATGCGGTAAAGTTTCTTCCGATATACACACAAATGGAATTGATAGAATTGATAATAGTCTTGGTTATATTGAGTCGAATATAGCAACATGTTGTGGAGAATGTAATATTATGAAACGCCATTATTCATTAACTGAAATGATGGATAAATGTATATTAATTGTTTGTTATGAAAATACAAAAAATACAGAATGTGAATTAGTAGAAGCAGAAGCAAATGTGCAATTAAAAATAGATTATAGTTGTCAAAGTAATGAAAAAATAATTACAAAAAATCATGAAAAATTAACAAAAGAACATAACAAATATAAAAATGCGCGGAAGGCAAATACATTTAAAAATTCGGAAGAAATACTAAAAAAATGATAAAACTATGTATTATAATTCGTTCCATATCGTTATGGCATGAATTTTTTTTATTGTTAACGTTTTTTTTATTTTTTATTATTGTTAATAAAATTTTATATATAACAAATAGCAAATATGATGTATCTAATTGGAATAGGCGCTCAACTACCCCTAATTTTCACTAGGGGGATGGACTGTATCTTAAGCAGACTCCGGTTGCTTACACCTTCATCATCTACCGACTACCGTTCAGTCTCTGACGGCAAACCATGGACTAGCAAATCGTCTTTAGGTTTTAACCATGCGGATCGTCCAATCTTTAACATTATTACAATACCCAAGTTCTATTCTTGGCCATGTGCAGATTTCTCATACACACTTTGTAGTTAAAGCTCTAAGGAGTTCCCCGAACAACAAGTAATCTTGCAAGGAATTCAATTCCTCACTAACAACCGACTAATAATACAGGAGTCAAACCGAGGTTATCCGCAAACATTGCCTGTTTGTTTGCAGCGTGTTGTTTTTCTGCGCCATTATTGATAATTGTTAATAACATCTTTACGAAAAAGAAAATTATATGTTCCAAAAAATCAACGTTAACGCCAGCCATTCCAGACATTACTCTTAAGATATTATAATTGACTGCATATACTCGAACTTTGGCAGTTGCAGTTCCGGCAACAGTTCCCGATGAAAGGACCAATTGTAGAACAGCGTTGTCAATTCGAGAGAAATTGCAGGACCCGCTTGGCTGGTGTTCCTCAGGGCGTAGCGCAAAGGAATACACATTAATACCAGTATCAGGGTTACGGGTGTGGTGTTGATATGGTTGACACACATCAAAGTATGAACCTTCACGTTCAGTGAAACGGTCTTGTCCATTCAACTGCAGTTTGGCAGTCACGCAAGGATTTTCACCCCAGCAGTGCATGTCCAAAGCGGTTTCTGACAGAACGAACGTTCCTGCATCGGACACATAGGAACCCGTTGGATTGCCTCCATTTGCAGGGTCAAAGGGCGCATAGTTTGTAGCACTGTCCCAGTCGGAAGTGGCGGAAATGTTCTGGACATCACCCGCACCCGCCATTTGGAAAAGACCAGATGCAGTAATGACCGAGTTCATTCCGGCAGTTTCAGCAGGACCTCCGAATGCGTGGATAGCGTTCGGCAACGCATCAATCGCATCGGTATAGTTGAAAGGCTGGGCTCCGAGGGTCTTGAACAGAACCGACCCGTTCTCCAAGGAGGCACAGTAATCAACGTTGGCATCCGGCTGAACAACCCAGATGAGTTCTTTACATGGGTGATTGAAATTCAACTTGATTTTATTGGCAGACGAACCGACGGATTCATCACCAGTGAATTGCAGTTGTTCAATCAGATATTCATGGGGGTTTTGTGCCATTTTACGACGTTCATCCGTGTCCAAGAAGATGTAGTCGATGTAAAGGGATGCAGCAACCAAGGACTGTTGATAGGCGGAAGTGACCGATGCCACACCCGAGTATCCAGCTTGGAGAGTCTTGACTGCCCACAAACATTCACCGATAGGACGGAAATCGATGTTAATTTTAACTTCGTGATACTGTAAGGCAATAAGAGGCAATGCAAGTCCGGGGTTTCGGCAAAACCAAAATAACAGAGGCACATAAAGGGTGGTTTCAGGAAGTGCGTTACGAGGAGCACACACTTGAGAAGGTCCACCGGAGGATGCGCAAGGACCGGTAATATTGGCAAAGGTTGGGTCTGTAATATAGGTCAATTGGGTGGTGTTACCAATAAGCTTGAAGTAACCACGAAGTTGCTCCGAAGTCTGGGTCAATTGATTCCAGATATGCATCCAGTCACCGTATTGACGGTCAATGCGTTGTCCACCAATTTCGACTTCAACTTGGGCGATGATTTGTTCTCCGATGAAATCCAACCAACGAGCATACACACCGTCGTTATATGTTCCCGAGGTAGGAACCATCGACTGATTAATTTCGGGCAAGGTTAATTGGAGATAGGTGCGGTATGCCAAATCACCATTTCTGGAAATAGTACAGGTTACGCGACGACCGAAATCGGCTTGACCATTGAATGTCTGTTCAATGGATTCCATCGCGAAGTTCGTGTGGCGTCGGTAAGACACCTTCCAGAAAGTAATGTCTGGTGTTCCCGTTAGGAACACATCTTGTGCGCCATAGGCGACTAGTTGCATCACGTTTTATGCGTAAACAGCGAAGAATATCCGCCATTTACGCATAAATACCAGAGTATAAACTATAAGGCATTTCCTCCTTATATCCTCCCTGTGCGTTTTTAATCGGCACAGCACTCTCTCGAGTGGGTCTAGACTTTATCTTAAGCGGTCATTAGCACTTGTCAAATGCTTCTCGCCCATCCACGTCAAGTCGTTGAGGTTCGACCATATCCTAACATAACGGACACAGGTCGCTACCTGCGGATTGCCCTATAATATATACATTTTTACTATACCCAAAGTAGTTAGCTTTGGCCACTAGGATGTTTCCAACATAGTTTAGTAGTATATACTTTCAGGGTGTTCCCGCATATTGGAGATGTTGCCATTACGATACAATATAAATATTGTATTTATAATGACTTGCCCTGCTTTTGACAGAACACGCCCCTGATGCTTTTTGAGGCTCCTCCCATTTTGGTGTTATAGTATGCCTAAAGATATTATCCGCCAGATGAACCAATCTTGCCTACATTTGTTTTTTATTATGCGTTTTCGGCAATTAATTGTATCACATTGTAGGCAATTCATTTATTGGACGTGATGAACATCAGCCAAACTATATACAGTGATTTGGTATATGTTTACACATATCCAAGAAACAATATAAAGACGTAACACAATAATATGTATATTATGACAACTCTTTCTTCTTCTTCCGCTTCCGCTTTATCAGCGCCTCTTCCGATACTTAATATTGTGCATTTGATTGAGAAAAATCCGATTATGAGATTTCAAAACAACACATATCAGAACAAACTTATCCAAAAAATACAACAAAACTTTACCGAATCACACCAACAACTATTTATTGGTAGTTTTTACTGCTATTTAAACTACACGAAAACAGATTTTGTTATTGATTTGGATAATATTTGGAAATGGTTGGGATTTACAAGAAAAGACCACTGTAAAAGATTGTTGGAAAAATATTTTATAATAAATATTGATTATATAGTTAGCGCTCCACCGATCGGTGGAGCGTTCTTTTCGGACAATAAGGTCGAAAAAGCTGCTCCCCCGATCGGGGGAGCAGCTTTTTCGGAAGACAAAATAAATAAGGGTGGAGCTGGTATAAATAAAGAACGAGTGCTTTTAAGCGTAAATACTTTTAAAAAATTATGCATAAAATCAAATACAAAAAAGGCGGACGAAATTCATGATTATTTTATCAAATTAGAAGAAACCATACAAGAAGTCATTAATGAAGAAAGTTATGAATTACAACTTCAATTGTTACAGTCCAAAGAACAAATCCAACGTCACGAAAAACATGAAAAACAACAAGTATGTGCTTTTGATAAATTACAACAAAGTAAAGTTCTTGAAAAACACAATATGTTATTACGAGAATTTGCAAATAAAGGTTCTATTGTATATGTGGTTAAAATTAAAACATTTCACGATGGTAAATACATAATTAAAATTGGAGAGAGCCGGCGTGGAATAGAACAACGATATAACGAACATAAATCGCATTATGATGAGTGTATGATTTTGGATTGTTATTCAGTTACACATAGCAAAGATTTTGAATCCTTTTTACATCATACCCCCATTATACAAAATAATAAAGTCACTAATTTATCTGGTCACGAAACAGAGAATGAATTGTTTTTGATAGGAACCGATTTGACATATGGTATGGTAACAAATATAATCAATACGCACATTCGACAATTTAACTCTCCTTATGGAATAGAAGATATTGAAAATATTATAATAAAGTGTTTATCGAATCAATCGATACATCCGCCGTCAAACAATGATCTGGCTGAAATAGTTATTCAAAACAAAATACTTCTAACAAAAATGCAAGGATTAGAAACAAAAATCCAAGGTTTGGAGAAAACGATTCAAGAATTAAAATATTCGGTGGATAAAAGCCAATCCAAAATAACAACGGGATTTGGTGAAACGCATCCGAACATTGGTCCAAGAGTGCAGAAAATTCATCCAGACACATTACAATTGGTAAATGTATATGAATCCGCAAGTGATTGCATGAAAGAAAATAGTAATATTAAACGCCCCAGTTTATCAAAGGCTATTTTAGAAAACACTATATATTGTGGATTCAGATGGGCGAATGTCGACAGAGAGATGAATCCAAATATAATTTCAATTGAGCCAACCAAAATAACTCGCCAACAAAATTTGGATTATGTCGCAAAACTAAATCAAGAAAAAACACATATTGTTGCGTTGTATTTGGACCGAAAAACGGCATCTATAAAAAATAAATATCCAACGGACGCGTCGTTGGACACGGTCGTTAAAAAAGGCACACTATCAAATGGATATTATTATGTTTTATATGAGAATTGTAGCGACGACATGCGACAAATATTTGAACAAAAAATAGGGTCAAAACCTGTTTTATATAAAGACGGAATTGGTAAATACGATATAAACAACCGTTTGGTTCAGGAATACACGTCAAAATACAATTGCACCAAAATGGATATTATTAGTGAAAAGACACTGAAAAAGGCACTCAATGAAAATAAACCATATTGTGGATATTATTATAAACGTATTGTGGATAAATTATATCTTGGAAATGCGTAATTATCACATCATGTAAAGATATTATTTCGGCACACATATGAAAAGAAATATATTGTGTAAGCATCTTCCTCCATATTGTAACAATAATCAGCTCACTTCCTTTGTTGTTCAACTTATAAAAAATTGAAAATCTTTTTTTATAAGTATTTGTATTATTATAACCCTTACCCAAAGAAAACTCTTACCCCCCAAAAGATGCCTCTCGTAAAAAAATATACTTCATCAAAGTTAGAGGAGTCGATTGATAAACTAGGATTACAGCAATTTGATGTAAAGGCTGACGGAGATTGTCTATTTCACTCCTTGGTATTTTTGTTTAAAGACCAAACCGTTACATCAAAAGATATACGAAAGAAAATGGTTGATTATATATGTGAAAATAGTGAAATCTATGAGTATATTACAGTAATGGGAGGATATGGCGATAGAATGCATATTTTAAGAGAGGAACTGGAATATATTTCAAATCCAAAAACATACGATGTTCCAATATTTGATTTGTTTCCTGTGATAATAGCAAGTGCATTTCAGATAGAATTGCAAATATATCCTTGGCAATCAAACGATGAAAACGATATAGGAATAACCGAATGTGATATGGAATCGTATATGCCGTTAAACCCATCTGTGTATGTGCCTATTATAAAATTATTATATGTTGATGGAATTCACTATAAACCTATGGCATACGTTGGTGAAACCGACATGAAACTTCTTCCACCAGAAAAGAAAAAAAGACGAAAAAATTATTAGTGCGACTGTCCAACTAACAACTAACTTTAAATCAATATAGCGATAAGCCTACATATCATCGTCATGTTACGATTAATGCAAATAAATCGGTATGACCCACATATTCATCTTTTTTACATAAATAATAATTATTGATTGTATTATTTGTTTTATGTAGTTCAATTACATGCAACAATTCGTTTTTCCAGTCATATATATCTCTCAAAACATCATCTTGAATCATTCGCACAACCGAATACTGATTTGCATTTGCTTGTGTTTGTTTGTAATTGTCATTTTCTAATGTTTTTTCGGGAGAAGACCAATTGGATATTTGTTGAAAGTGTTGTGGTCCGTCCAATTCAATAATAATTTTTAATTCGGGAATGCAAAAGTCGAAGGGAAGATGATTTCTTTTTTTACACCAATCTTGTTTAAATTGCCGTTGAATAGTCGGAAAGATGGTAACGAGGTATTCATATAATTTTTGCTCGGTTTTATTAACACAATAGGGACACCAAGAATTTTTGCCAGAAATACTATTCAATGATGAGCTAAATTCGTGTGCACATTTGTCACATTCAAACCAAAAATTTTTATTTGATTGTTTAAATACATCGCGAGGACGCACTATATTTTTATCGCTCCAAAACTTGGATTTTTCATGGGATGAAAATGAATTGTTAAAACATACATTACAATCGTTATTTTCGCATAATTTTCGATTTGCACAATAGGGACACCACTGATTATTTTTGCCCGAAATATCTGCTAATCGTGAATTAAAAGAGTGTGTGCATTTGTCACATTCAAATAAATATTTTTTATCAGTTGATTTAAATATGTGACGAGGATGAACTTTATTTTTATCACTCCAAAACTTGGATTTTTCATGGGATGAAAATGAATTGTTAAAACATACATTACAATCGTTATTTTCACATAATTTTTGATTTGCACAATAGGGACACCACTGATTATTTTTGCTCGAAATATTAGCTAATTGTGAGCTAAATGTATGTGTGCATTTGTCACATTCAAACCAATATTTTTTATTTGATTGTTTAAATACATCGCGAGGACGCACTATATTTTTATCGCTCCAAAACTTGGATTTTTCATGGGATGAAAATGATTTATCGAATGGAATAATATTCATATATTTAATACAAATAGCCATCAAATATAAGTCAATTTTCTTCCAACAAAAATATGTGGCGTTTAAAATATAAAAAGGTAAAACCGTCTATATATAAAAACAATGGAACATATTGACCGAGTTTTTTACATAAATTTAGATAAGCGTCCAGACCGAAATATATCCATCCAATACGAACTGTCTCGAATGGGAATTCCTTCACACAAAATTGAGAGATTTTCTGCTTTTGAATATGGACAAATAGGATGCGCCATGTCACATAAACGAGTGCTCCAAATCGCCCAAGAACGGGGATACAAAAACATTTTTATTTTTGAAGACGATTTTCAATTTACGGTATCTTCTGACCAATTTAAAAAAGAATTATCGACATTTTTCGAGAAATCCTATAGTCGAAATTTTCAGGTGCTTATGTGTAACTATTTATGTAAAAAATGCGTGCCATTGGACTCACAATTGAGTATTGCTCGTCAATGCAGTGATGCATCGGCATATCTGGCGAATTATACGGTATTTGCCCCGTTAATTCAAACATTGGAAGAAGGAAACCGGCTACTTTCGGAAACGGGCGAACACTGGAATTATATGAATGACCAAATATGGAAACGATTGCAAGATGATGGAACAAATAAGTGGTTCATGCTGAATAAACCGGTTGGAAAACAAAGCGACTCACAAAGCAATTTGGCAAATCAAACAACCTATATCTTTGTTTAGTTACATTATAAAATTATTACTTCACCTGAAATATTAATTGGTATTGTTACTGGATGTGTTGGTGGTGTTTTTGGATTAAATATCTATATAAATAATAGGATGGATATAATCGAAAATAAAATGGAAAAAAGATTTGAACAAATGGAAAGAAGATTTGAACAGAGTGAAAATAAAATGGAAAGAAGATTTGAACAGAGTGAAAATAAAATGGAACAAAGATTTGAACAAATGGAAAGAAGATTTGAACAAAAATTTGAACAGACGGAAAGAAAATTTGAACAAAAATTTGAACAAAATGAATTAAAAATGGATAAAATTATTGATATAATAAATAGAAAATCATGGTTTTAGAAATGTTAGCTATTATACTCCTCCAATTTTTATTAAATCTTGGCTTGTGCCATACATATAAAAATGCAACAATGCAAACATAAGCATTTTTTCACATCTAAATTCAGATTTAATTTTATAATAAAACACAATAGTTTCATTTTTTAATTCATCTCTCTCTTTTTGGATTTGGTCTCGGGGGTGGTTTTCTTTTTGGATTGTTTCTTTTTGGATTGTTAATGATTGAATAATATCGAGAGACGAGAATCCCTTTTCATACCATTCTGTAACAATATCGGTTATTTGGACGGGCGTTAAAACTTGATTCTCAAACCCCGACAATAGATTGCAATATGAACTACGCATGGACATGTAATATTGATGTAAATTTCCCATTTCCGGTAACGGCACACATATTTCACAAAATCGCGATAATATTGGATTCAATAGTTTATTTTTGTTCTCCACAATAATAAAAAATCGGGTATTATGACTAAACAGTTCAATGCATCTTCGCAATGCAGACTGTGCATCTACGGTAAGAAAATCGGCATTTAGCAAAATAATAGATTTGAACGCGACTTCCTCGCCCTTTTGAATATTGGTTTTTGCGAAAAATTTGAGTTCTTCTCGAATAAATTTGATGCCTTTTCCATGACAACAGTTTACAAATAAAACATTGTCTTTTATATGATTTTTATCGTGATAAATATCATTTATAAATCGATGCATTAATGTTTTTTTTCCACTTCCGGACGGACCATAAAAAATAATATGGGGAATTTTATTGTTATGTCGTAAAAAGGTCAGTTTTTTATATATGTTGTAATGAATGGTAGAATCAATTATATCGTTCATATTGTTATACGTGTATAAAATCTATTTTTTATCTTTTATCTTTATAGACAATGGATGTAAATATAAAAAATATTGTATTTACTGAAACCAATGCAAAAAAAGATAAACTGCAAAACAACCAACAACAAAACCAAAAAAAAGAGTTCAGTTCGCCCGTGTTAATAAATCGAGATGTGGTGCATACCGAAAAATGGGTGCATTCGACCGCAGATGAAGCGAAAGATGCATTGTTGTTACTACATAATAATCCAACTATACAAGGGTCAGCGCCTTTGGCAATCGTCGAATTACTTCGTAATCAGATTCAACAAAAATTATATGGATATAGAGCACAAGATATAGAAAAACATGTGTGGTCGGAAATTCAATTTATTTCTTTTGATAAAACAGTTGAAAAACTCATTGGTTCAAATCTGATTTGTTATTACTGTAAAGAGCCCGTATTATTATTATATGAAATTCGAAGAGACCCGAAACAATGGACACTGGAACGAATCGACAATAAATACGGACATTGGACGGACAATATTGAGATTGCGTGTTTGGCATGCAATATTCGTAGACGAGTCATGCAAACGGAGAGATATATGATGACAAAACAAATTATGCGATATCCAGTCATAAAAATGGACTAATATAAATAATATAGTATTGTATTTTATAATGAAAGAAGATATAAATAATATAGTATTGTATTTTATAATGAAAGAAGATATAACTAATAGATTATCTAATCGTTTTTTTCAAGAACACAAACCTGATATAGATGTCGAAGCATGGAACTGGATGGTAAAAGAGACCCAACGAGGCTTTAAAAATAAGTTTCATGAAGAGAGACGAATATTATTATTTAATAAATTAAAATATGAAATTATGTTTAATTTGTATGATGGAAACATAAAAATGAATAAACAGATAGATAATGATATGAAAATGTATATGAATATTCGCCAAATACCATATACACCAGTATAGGTCCAATATCTTCATATGTCGAGTATATTTTCGTCATTATGCGTCTCCCCAAAGGGACCTTTGGGGAGACACGGTCTACGACAAATAAACATAGGGATTCAAGAAAATTGAATGTAAAAATCCTCTATTTTATATTAAACACACATGTCTTCTTTCAAAATAAATCTGGACCAAATCAATCAAAAGTCGGATGATTACTTGATAAAAATGAAAGAAAGTTTAAAAAATAAATATATGGAAACGATAGCCTCTCCAAACGGTTTAACCTCTCCAAACGGTTTAACCTCGCCAAACGAATTCTTGGAATTTCTGTTTGAATATGAAAAACAAGTATTCGACCCGTCCGAGTTTGCTCCTTTAAAACGCGAACGAAGTAAAAACACGGTTCCATTAGTCAATCGGTGTTGCGGAAAACGTTCGGACGGTTCACAATGCACGCACCGAAAAGTAAAAGAAACGAATTTTTGCGGAACACATATGAAAAACTTATCCTATGGAAGCGTGGACCCGGTGTTATCCAATGAATCTTTATTGGGAGAAAAGGGTGAAACGGAATGTCATCGACTGCTAACATATGCGCGAGAAATTCGCGGTATTTGTTATTATATAGATGAATTTAATAATGTATATCGAACCGAAGATATTGTAAATAATATGGAAAATCCTCGTATTATTGCGAAATGTATTATTGATGCAGAGGGCGAATATCATATACCGGCTCTCGGAATATAACAAAAGACTTTTTATCCAGAAACAAATACTTCTTTATCCAGAAACCCAGAAACAAATACTTCTTTATCCAGAAACACCCGAAAATAGAAACCCGTTATTTATATCCGTAGATGGACTGCTTGTTATAATACAATTGGATGAATTTATCGTAGTAAAATTACCGACCATTCCCGAAACTATATTTGTATATGAATAATTGGGAGCTAAATTTGTAGTAATAGTTAATCCGACTTGAACTTTAATGTCATAGATAAATCCCGGTTGGGTAAATAAAAACAAATTTCCGACCAAGAGCGTTCCACTGAAAAATGTCGCCGAAAAATTCGCTGACTGATTTTGCACATTTAATACCAAAGGCAAAAAGTCGGATTGAACAATGGGCGCAATGGTTTGTGATGGATTTGCGTTCGGGTCATTACTACTGATAAGAGTGGAATCGTAGTACACATATACATATATATTTGAAATAGATACGACAATTTGATTTCCGTTTGGTGGTTGATTCGTAATATTATAGTTTTTAACAATCGCTCCTCCCTGTAATGAAATACCGACGGGAGAAGTGAATTGAAAATAATATGTATTATTTGTTATATTATTTTGAATATACAATGTAAAATATTCGGTTAATAGGTTTATAAGAATGTCATTTGTTGTATATGTCGACCATGGCAAAGTATCATTCGGATTAATAATTCCGTAATTGCGAACATTAAATGCATAATTATAGAGAGGTATCGTTGGGTCGTAATTCAATAAAATAACGGGTCCGGGCACATCACATGACGAAGTCGGTGTGGCGAGGAGTTCATCGGCAACACATTGCACAATACCATTTGAAATATCGACCAGAGTTTGTTGAGATATTCGGTTGTTTCCGGAGACGAGTTGTGCATATAATTCGGCTTTTGTGAAATTATTTGTTTTTGTATTGGTCGCATTGGCTTTATATTTAAGAATTTCGGTTTTACGACGCATATCCAATTGAAATTGTGTGTATTGTGGATATGGACTAACTGGGTTAAATCGGACAGGAGGAGGAATAAGCAGTTGTCGCCGAGCGCGCTGTAGACAAATATCGGTCATATTGTAATAAATAGACGATTGATTGGACATGTATTATATGTATGATATAATATATATATATGCAAAACAATAGACCATTTTTTATGGAACAGCATCCGCAAAACTCGTCGTCGTCGACAAAAAGAAGTGCATCGTCGTCGAGTTCATCGTCATCAGAAAAAAACTCATCCTCAACAACGGAAACAAGTGATTTGGTAATTACGCGAGAAAATGAAGAAATCCTTTATTCGCATTTTAAAGATACCTATTCCGACTTATCTATTTTAACGATGAACGGGTGTTCTATTTCATCTCTCCCCCTATTACCCGAAAAACTCATTCTAATAAATATTTACAACTGTTCAAATCTTACATATATACACGCCAACACTATTCCAAAAAGTGTTACTTTTTTAGAAATAGTTCGATGTCCTAAACTGAGTAAATTGGATATTAAAGATAGCAATATTGATACGTTACATTTAGAGGGGATAACAATTCCTACATTAGACCAATTTCCGGATTCACTTAAAATACTATCCATAACAAAATCGGATGATAATCGCGCAAATATTCGGCAACATAATAATATTATAACGCATATAAAAAACATTAAAAATCTTCCTGATGGATTAAACGAATTGGAGATTATTGGATTGAATGTGTGGATCGACCGATTTCCGGAAAACGTATCAAAATTAACATTGACTGGGAGTCAATATGAACAAAATGTTCAGCAGTTGTTTAAAATGCAAAGAACAAAGAAAGACAAAAAAACCTTTTTAAAAAAGGTAAATGATTATTTGGCAATTTCGGGAAATTTTGCGAACGCCTCTCCATTATCCTCCTCCTCGGAAGAAGAAGAACCAATTATGTTTTATGAAGATAGAGGACCGAATAAAAAACGTCCATTACAGGATACAGGTATAAAAATAAAGAAAACTCGCGCAAAAAAACATGCAGAAGCAGTAGCTGAAGCAGAAGAAATTCCTTTAGTAACACATGTAAGTCCTGTTTCAGAAGAAGGTTATGATTATTATTTGGATGAAAATGGCAATCGAGTAAATGTGCCATTAATGACAGAAGGAGTTGGAGAACGTATTAATACAAAACCATATTCGGCAGGACGTAAAAAACAAAATTATAAAACTAAAACAAATAAACGAATAAAAAAGAACAAGACAAAGACAAATAAAAGAAGAAACGCCTAATTTCACTTAGAAATCTTGAAAATATAATTTCCAAACATATATATATAATATGGTACGTTGTCCAAATGGAAGTCATAGAAATAAAAAAACAGGTGAGTGTGATAAAAAGGAACAACCCAAACCACAAGAAAAACAACCACAAGAAAAACAACCACAAGAAAAACCGCAAAAAAAACAACAACAACAAGAAAAACCGCAACCACAACAACAAGAAAAACCGCAACCACAACCACAAGAAAAACAAAAAATAAAACGATGTCCAAATGGAACTCGAAAAAATAAAAAAACTGGTAACTGTGACAAAACGGAACAAGTGAATCCGGTTTATCCAATCCATGTCACACCCGTGTTCGAATTCCCGTTCGAGGGTCAAACTTTTCATCCAGCTCAAAAAGCTACCTCTGTAGAAAAAGAACAACAACAACAACAACAACAACAAAAAGAAAACCACCGACAACAACCACAACAACCACAACAACCCCGCCAACAACAACAACAACAACAACAACAAAAAGATACATCTGAAGAAACTCGTTTGCGTTCAATATGTCCGGATAGTGATTATTGCATTGGATTTGGGAAAGAACTTGAACGCATCCGCGCATTTTATGACAATTTCGATTTTAAATATGTAGATGTAACAAAAATAAAACGTTTAGGCGCTCCCTCAAAAAATGGATTTGTAAATGAATTTGTGTATAATAAAAACGGATACGAAACACATACTGTTCTTAAATCAAGCACAAAAGTGACATCGGACAATTTATTTTATGAAGGATTGGTCGGTAAATACATTAATAAACAGGCTCTATTTTTTCCATGTTTTATTGATACATACAAAGTGTGTATGCATAACCGATACGACCAAATGGACTATTTAAAAACAGATGTGCCATTACGTTCTCGACTGGAACTATTCGATAAAAATATTGATTCCGAAACGTATGAATCTCTAATGAAAATAAATGAACCAAACATAAAAGTATCATGTACTAGTTCGAGGCGAATGTGTATATTAAATCAACACATTAAACGAGCAGTTTCATTTGATACGTTCTTAACGAATAGTTCCGATAGATATTATTGTTACGGCACATTAATTCAACATTTATTTCAAGTATACGCGCCTCTCTCAACATTAATGCATGAATATACCCATTACGACCTTCACGCCGAGAATGTTTTGTTGTATAATCCAACGGTTGCAGGAGATAAATATATGGTAATGAAATATCATAATACGGATGGAACTATCACCGAATTCAAGACATTTGAAATTGCGAAAATAATAGATTACGGTCGGTCCTTTTTCAATGATAAAACGGAAACTCCAAAAATCACATCAAGCAAAATATTAGATAAAGTAATAACGGAACGGGCGTGTCAGATGTACAGTTTAGGAACTGAATGTGGATATAGTATTTTACACGGTGAAGAATATCCGGGAAGTTTTCATTATATATCTTCAAATAAACGAAATGTGTCGCACGATTTACGATTGTTAAGTACTGTAGCTTTTGTTATTACTTTCCCGATATATACAGATATTGGTAAGATATGTAATAATACTGTATATGATGGTAATTATGGAACAAAGGAAATAATACATGAAAAACAGTTTGACACATTTGGAGATAAAATAAATAATGTAATGGATGCATATTTGGCAATAAAACGGTTGATAGATACATCTATGTATTTTCGGGAATGTGAAACACACATATATGGAGGAAAAATACAATTGGGAACGATGGAAATTTGGTTAGACCGTTCCCGTCCAATGACATATACAGCTCTATAAACAAAATAAAATTATAATCATGATTTTAATTTTATAACATGTAAGGATTTGAAGACGATAAAACGATACAATAAAATCAAACGAATGTCGTCCTCTATTGAAATAATTCTTCTCTTCGTCTCCCTTGGAAAACACGGTCTGCCAAGGTATTAATGATATTGTGGCGGAATAACTGTTCCCGTTGGAATGGTTCGATGTCTGACCCGATTGTAATATGCCGTATCCGTCAATACTGGCGCAAACGATATAACTGGATTTTGTCCAGGAACAGACGAATACGCGCCTCCTTTGGAACGAAATGTGGTATATTGAGAATCGGTCGGCAATCCAAGAAGAGCTACGGGTGCGTGGTTTTGTGTACGAATTAAAGGACCACTTTGCCAACTGGGCGTTAAATTATTGTTTGGATTTGCCCGAACTTTTGGTGTAGTAACATATCCAGAATTACGAACACGAATAAGAGCATCTCGCGTCGTATTAATATCATTATGTTGCGCAAATTTGGTGGGGACACCTTGTAAATTTAGAGAGCCTTTTCCAATTGCATTGTATCTACGACGTTCTATTACCGTAGATGAATCGCGGTTTCCGAACCATTTTTTATTGACGACAGAAGAAGAGGTTCGTGTATATTCTTCGCGACTTTGTGCAAAAGTTGAACCGTCATTGTACATATCACGTTGAGGCATAGCTTTTACGGAAGAAAGAATACCATTGTTGATATTTTGAATAATAAAAGGTTGATTATCTGGAACGGCAGACATATTTTATTGTATTATACGGGTATTTTAATCTTTGAATCCTCTTGGTATTTTTTCATTTGACGCTCACAATATTCTTGTGTGGAATCTCGAATTATTTTTTTTATTTCCGGAGATATTTCAAGAGGAGGAGGAGGAGACGTAATGAAAACTTGTTTTATGGGTTGTTTTATTAAAAACATAATTTATATAATAAATTATATTTATCGTAGATTCATAACGCTCTTAGAATCCTCTCTGAACCGCCATTCGTGCGACAAAACTTCCGTTGCTCTTATCGCCAACTGCTGAAATATCATTGAACTGTTTATTGATAGCCCTTTGTTTTCTAAACGTCGTATAGTCGGAAGAATCGGCTACATATCGTACATTACATGAACTTGGCGGAATTCCAGTGCCGTCGCACATGTTTGGAATCGACCCAACTTTGTCTGAACCTTCTGGACGCACTAAATTAATTGGGTTGGGTCCTCCACAACTATAATTTTGACGACCTAAAAAATCTCCGGAATTATTTACTGCGCGAAACGGAGTTGTTATTCGACTATATACTTTTCCATTACTTCCTGTAACAGAACCAGTTGCATATTGACCGTTCCATGAATACTTTAAAATTTTACGTATATCGACAATTTCTGTATCTCGATATGATTTCGTGGTTTGAATTGTACTAAATCCGTTATATGGTCCTCCAAATACATTGGTAGCGGTTTGTGTATGAACAGACATTCTTATATACTACCAGATAAATAAATTTTTTTGACAAATTAAAATCTTTATCAAATTAAAATCTTTATCAAATTAAAATCTTTATCAAATTAAAATCTTTATCAAATTAAAAGAATGGAAAAATCAGAACAATGCATAGACGAAACAAAAGAAGAAATTCCAGAAGAAGAAAAAGAAACCCAAGAAAAAGAAATCCCAGAAGAAAAAGAAACCCCAGAAAAAGAAACAAATGCCTTAATAGATTTATCCATGGAACTTATGATGAATCGCCGTCAATACAACAAATATTTGGCAAATTCAAATCCAAGTCGTTTTCAAGAAAGACGTAGATATTTAGATAAAATAACCGGCATACGTGATAAAATTATTAGCATAACTACCGTTATGTTAAATCCAGACACTGACGGAGGACGTAGTATATATAGTGCATCTTTATGTGATGAATTTGAATCATTTGCACGTAAATGTATGGAACATCTTCAAAATTCAAACGATGATTTTGTTGATATTCTTTTCGACCAAGTCAATAGATAAAATATGCGTATATAGTAATGCAACGATATACGCGTAAAAGCACACAGATAAAACAAAAACAGATAAAACAGATAAAACAAAAACAGATAAAGAGACACATCCAAAAAACATCTAAATGTAGTCCGGCGGTAGAAGGAAAAACAATACAATCATCATGCTATACAAAAGATGTTTTACAAAAAATATGTGGTGCGTATAATCAAAAACATCCGACCGAACCAATATTATGTCGAATTCCTCCAAATGATTTATGGAAACAGTTAAAGCAACGATTGCAAACATCTCCCGATTGTTGGATGAATGAACTTCCGGTATCTTTAAAACAATCTATAAAAAAGTATATTTTTAAACCAAAACAGCCTCCCGAATGGAAACGTAATCATAAGGCATGGTTATCGAACATTGACATATTAAATGTATTAAAACAATTTGAAGAAAAAACGCCCACATTTTGTTTTATCGGTCCAACCTCCATTGATTTTGACGCGAAACCGGCAAATTTTGGAGGGTCGTGTGTAGAACAAGAATTGTGTCAATTTTCATTGCAAAAAATGAAAGAGCGAGGGAACACTTCCGTTGGTATTATTTTTAATTTAGACCGACATGACCAAAAGGGGTCGCATTGGGTATCTATGTTTATTGATATATTTGAACCAACTATTTATTTTTTTGATAGTGCGGGTTCGTGCAAAGAAGATGGACATATGCCGGATGAAATTCGTATATTTAAAGAGCGAATTTTAAAAGAGGCGAATGATGCGAATATACAAGAACAAAAACAAAAACCACCACAACAAGAACAAAAAGAACAATTATTAGAAAAACATCCTAATAAAATGAAATACATGACAAATTCAATTCGGCATCAGAGAGGAGGTTCCGAATGTGGAATGTATAGTTTATATTTTATTATTTGTATGTTAAATTCAAAACATCGCCGTAACACATTTAACGAAATATTTAATACCAAACGAATTTCGGATGAAACGGTTGAATCATATAGAGATATTTATTTCGATTTACAATGAATACTTGGACAAATGTTTCGAGTAATACTTATATATTGCGTTGATTCAAAATCCCACACAACGTAGAACATTTTTGTAGATAAAAGAAAAAATGTCCTCAAATAGAATAAGACAAATGTTTAGTATAATGTGTGTGTAATATATATAGAAGATTATGCGTTTAATAAAAAGACAAAACACAAATACCAGAAGACATACAAGAAGACAAAAAACAACTACAAAAACAACTACAAGAAGACGTAGACAACCTATATTGAAAGGAGGCTCAATGCATTTGCTACCTTGGATCGATGAGAGAAAACTAAATTGGAAAGAATTATCAGCAAATCCAAATGCGATATCTATATTGGAATTAAATCAAGAAAAAATAGACTGGAGCAGATTATCATCAAATCCAAATGCAATACATTTATTGAAAGAGAATACAGATAAAATAGACTGGGACAGATTATCAGGAAATCCAAATGCAATTCCTTTATTGGAAGCGAATAAAGACAAAATAGACTGGGAACAATTATCAACAAATCCAAATGCCATGTCTTTATTGGAAAAGAATAAAGACAAAATAGACTGGGACATATTATCAGAAAATCCAAACGCCATTTCTTTATTGGAAAAGAATCCAACAAAAATAGACTGGCATGCGTTATCGTTAAATCCAAATGCCATTTCTTTATTGGAAGAGAATCAAGGAGAGATAATCTGGTTTTTGTTATCAGCAAATCCAAACGCCATTCCTTTATTGGAAAAGCATCCAGAAAAAATATATTGGACAAATTTATCAGAAAATCCAAATGCAATACATTTATTGGAAGAGAATCCAGAAAAAATAAACTGGGACAGTTTATTACGAAATTCGAACGCCATTTCTTTATTGGAAAAGCATCCAGAAAAAATAAATTGGGACATTTTATCAGCAAATCCAAACGCCATTTCTTTATTGGAAGAGAATCCAACAAAAATAAATTGGTTTTGGTTATCAACGAATCCAAGTATTTTTACGGAGAATAATAGTAAAAATAGCATAACCAGAAAAATACGTTCTTCTCCCCTTTTTAAACGAACCTCTCCCATTCCCATAAAACGAACCTCTCCCATTCCCATAAAACGAACCTCTCCCCTTTTTAAACGAACCTCTCCCATTCCCATAAAACGAACCTCTCCCATTCCCATAAAACGAACCTCTCCTCTTTTTAAACATACATCTTCTTCTCCTGTTAAATCTTCTCCCAATTTTAAACGAACCTCTCCCACCGAATCAAATATACGTTCAATATGCCCCGATAGTGATTATTGCATTGGATTTGGAAAAGAAACCGATACGATTCGCGCATTTTACGACAATTTCGATTTTAAATATGTGGATGTAACAAAAATAAAACGTTTAGGAGCTCCTTCAGTAAATGGATTTGTAAATGAATTGGTGTATAATAAAAACGGATATGAAACACACACCGTTCTTAAATCCAGTTCAGAAGCGGATTCAGACAATTTATTTTATGAAGGTTTGGTCGGTAAATACATTAATAAACAGGTCCTATTTTTCCCTTGTTTTATAGAGACATATAAAATATGTGGACACCATACACATTTACAAACCATCGATTTACAAAAAAATCGACCATTGCATAACAAATTAGAATTTTTCGAAAAAAATATTAATTCTGAAACATATCAAGATTTAATGCAGTCGCCAGTTCCAAGTATAGAAACATCGTGTTTAGCCCCAACGGCAATGTGTATATTAATTCAACATATTAAACGGGCTTCTACAATTAGAGCAAGAATAGAACACGCGGATAGATATTATTGTTACGGCACATTAATTCAACATTTATTTCAAGTATATGCGCCTCTCTCAACATTGATGAATGAATATACCCATTACGACCTCCATGCCGAGAATGTCATCTTGTATAATCCAACGGTTGCCGGAGATAAATATATAGTAATGAAATATTATAACGATGATGGAACAACTACCGATTTCAAGACATTTGAAATTGCGAAAATAATAGATTACGGTCGGTCCTTTTTTTATGATAAAAAAGGACCCCCTCCGACTTCATCAAGCCGTATATTGAATTCCGTCATGGATACACCTGCATGTCAAACTAAAGATAATGGAAGTGATTGTGGATACAATATATTACATGATGAAGACACGCCCGGAAGTTTTTATTATATTTCGTCGAACAAACGAAATGCGTCACATGATTTGCGATTATTAAGCACTATTCAACAAATAATACAATTTTCAAAACAGTCGGAGTTTGGACAAGTTTTAAATGAACTTGTCTATTCACATTCTTTTGGAACAAAAGAATTATTACGAAAACAGTTTTCAACCTTGGGAGATAATATATACAATGTATCTGATGCATATGAGGCGATGAAATATTTAATTAACACATCGATATTGTTTAAGGAATGTGAAAAACATTTATTTTCGGGAAAAACCCAGTTGGGAACGATGGAAATTTGGTTAGACCGGTCACAACCGATGATATATACTCCGGTATAAGTATTATATGTGCATACAAATAAATGTTTCCTTTTTGGAAGGTTTTATTTCTTTCTCTTTTTTATTTTTTTTCGTTTTTATTAAAAACGATTGAAATAATGGATGGTTTAATTGTGATTGTGGTAGATGATTATGCGCGGTTCGGGCAATCATTTTATATAATTTAAAGTGTGGATATCTATCTTTTCCGGATTTCATGTATAATAAATGCTTGCCACAATCATCCAAACACCACTGATGAATTAAGTTTTGTAGAGGTGTCTTTTTTTTTAAAGAAGATAAATCGTCAATATCCATGAAAAAATCATACATTGAACAACCCAATCTACATAAATCAAAACTATAATTTGGTTCAACTATTGGTTTTCTGTTGTCATAATAATTATTTTCGCCATAAGGCGCGATAAAATTATATTGCGAATGTCCGTCTCCCAATTCGGCAAAACTATCACTACACATAAATAGGGGATTTTTGGTGTCGGCGTTAGAAATTGTATATATACTTCTTCCAAAATCAATTATTTTATATATACGTCCATGGGTAGGAACTTTATATGTATTTCCATCATAATAATACACAAAATGTGTAGCATCGGTAGATTTATATACAATATTATTTGTATGAAGGTCGTTATGTGTAAATTTAAAATGTTTTTGATACATAATCAATGTCATAATAATTTGAAATAAACAACTGGCGCATTCTTGTTCATTTAATGTATCATATAACAAAAGACTATCCAGAGTATCTTCGCATTTTTCGAGACATATCATTTGTGTGGGAAAATCATAAATATGAATATAAATAGGAATATCGTCGTTTTCTTCTTCATCATCTTCATCATCTTCGTCCTCCCAATTGTCTTCTTCTTCTTCTTCTTGGTCGATATCTTGGTCGCTTTCGTCCTCTCTATTAGTATTTACATTTTCGTCCTCTCTATTAGTATTTTTGTCATCGTTGTCTTCTTCATCTTCATCTTCATCGTCTGTATAATTTATTGAACTATTTGAAGTTACGGACTCACAATAATTCGTTTCATTTTTATATTTATGATTACGTTGAATATGTATTATATCGTCAGTAGATATATGTGTTTCCGTTAATGATATTTCTTTTATTTCGGATTCGGATTCTTTTAATTCGGATTCGGACCCCCCTACATCTGGTTCTTCTTTATCCAATGAAATTATATCATTTAAATAATCGGCATTCGATTCTGAAATTCTTAATTTCGGATTTGTGGATAATAAACATTCCATATTTTCCGCCGAAAATGTTTTGCCGGCTCTCTCTGAAAAAATAGGAAAACTTTGCAAATGCTCCAAATCATCGGCAATATTTAAACGAAAATTCTTTTTTATTCCTAAAAATGAACCGTAATATTCGGTGGCATGAGCAAATCCGTGAGTATAACGTAGCTGACTGCTAATACACGAAAAAAGACTATCAACATAGGATGAATTATGTATATTGTATAATTTTTTAAATGGTATTTGGTCGTTAGATTCACATGGAAGTGCCCGTATCGCATCATATCCAAAATCATCGTATTTACCCAAAAGATAACTGGATGGATCTAACAAAGGAGAGTATTTTATGAAAATATCTCGTTCAGAAATGATACCATGTTTATCAATAATATGTGTTTCATTCACAATCTGATTTGTAGGAACAATCACAGGTAATACTTGATATACGGGTAAATAAGCTTGCAAATTCTTCATATCGGGAAATGAATCTGAATTTATCATATGAATTTTATCTAAAGTCATCTTATTTGTATTAGGTATCATTTAATACAACATTTATGCATTTTTCTTTATAATTACAAACGCAAATTGGCGCAAAATAGTTAAAAAGAATATTACATAAATGTTAATATGCAACAAGATGCAATCGAACAAGAACAAGATGCAATCGAACAAGAACAAAATGCAATCGAACAAGAACAAAATGCAATCGAACAAGATGCAATGCATAATCAAGACAATATAACGATTTTTAATAAAGAATCTATTCATAATTCATCCATTATTGAATTAACCGTTACACCGGAGTGGTTCAAAGATGCGATACATAATGATACATCATTTCGTAGTTATACAAATATACGTGTATTGCGCATTAATGGGTGTAATTGGATTGGACTACAGTTACATTATTTGCCGGTGTCACTGGAAGAATTCTACTGCCACAACAATGGAATATCATTACTTCCGGAACTTCCTCCCACATTAAAAATATTCAACTGTTCGTATAATAATATAAGGTTTTTTCCAAAATTACCAAATACATTGGTAGAATTAAATTGTTCGCATAACAAATTAACATCTATGGAAAATCTTCCAAATTCATTGCAAGAATTATATTGCAATGGAAATAGACTTATAACTCTTTCGCATTTTCCGAAAGTGTTAAGAAAATTAAATTGTGATAATTGCGAACTACATACATTACAAAATTTACCTCCACTATTAGTGGAACTGTCTTGTTCGGGCAATCAACTGACTCATATATCGGAACTTCCTTCCAAATTAACGCGTTTTATTTGTTGTAGCAATCAATTTACCGAACTTCCGGAAATACCAAAAAGTATGCAAATAATACGATGTGGGACAAATTATATTGTTACATTGCCTCCTTTACAACATGTAACATGTTTGCATTATTTGGAATGTTCGGGCAATAAACTGGTTACACTTCCCGACCTCCCTGAAAATATCAAATCGTTGTATTGCTCACACAATATGCTGACTATTCTGCCATATCTATTGGCTACCGAATTATATACATTGGATTGTGCCTACAATAAGCTTGTTGCAATACCAAATTTACCGCCGAAATTACAGACACTATTTTGCAACAACAATCAAATCATATCGTTTCCCTTTTTACCGAATTCATTGATTGTATTTGAGTGTTATCACAACCCGATTTATTATGCATATGTAATCCCTTTAACAATGATTCCAAGAAGTTTATATAATTATGCAAAACGAATGGGATTTATGTAATGTCAGGTCCCAGATTTACCACAAATACAATATCGTCAAAACGTCCTTTCAATGGTCGTAAATCATACATGCCTATATATTTTCGCAATTCATCGGGAACCATTTGTCGTAATTCTTCCATCCACTCCCATGACGGAATATCTTCAATAATAAAAATACCATTTTTCGATAAATAAGGCACGTATAATTCAATCGCGCGTTTCATGGTTTCAAGTGTATGAGGACCATCGTCAATAATAATATCAAACGATTTCACTTTTTCACAAATATATTTCGCAAATTCGGAGGAATATGCGTCCGACTGATATAACTGAATACGAGATTTATTTTGAATTTCGTCCCATACATGATTGAATTCAATATCTACTCCGTAAATAGTCGAATTCGGAAAATAATCATGCCACAATTTGATACTTCCTCCAAAATTTACACCAATTTCCATGATATGTTGCGCGGAATACTGTCGTTGATGAAACCAACGATTATACAGTTCCAAATACGAGTGTGAAGTTCCTTTATCTGTATATGGATTATTATATGCGTTAAGACAAAACATAATAGTTATATATTTTTTTAGCTCTATATATTATAATGTCAAAAACACAAACAAAGAAAACAAAGGCAAGAGGTAGAAAAACAAGGACAAGAGGTAGAAAAACAAGGACAAGAGGAGGAGTAAATTTATGTAACAATAGTAATCCGTTTTTAGAAAGACCAAAAATTCAAATGAAGGGTGGATATGTAGATGTGCCAAGTTGGACAAATGACGGGTCAGTTCCTACTACTGCCTACTATCCATACAATACAAATATAGGAAATACACATGACCCGTTAGACCCATCGACTGTTATTAGCACGCGTTTATTACCAAATATGACATCTGGTGGAAAACGTACCAAGAAAAATAAAACAAATAAAAAACGACAAAGACAACGACAAAGACAACAAAAGCAAAGACAAAGAGGTGGATTGGCATTTTCAGATTTTATTCCGAATCAATTGTCACTTCCGACATCATCTATGGGAGCACTTAATTCGGCATCTACGATAACCGGACAACTACATTCACCGCAACAAACCACCAATGTTCTTCCTTCTGATGCTATATACAATTCACATTCGATAAATCCTTTAGGGAGTATGTATACATCTCAACAAATTCCAATCGTTTAATAAAATAGTTCTATAGAAAATTATATAAAATTGAATGCTTTTTATATATCATAATACAATATAGATAAACTGATAAAAGGGGCTTGTTGTTCGGTTAGCGGGAAAAAATATGAATTAGAAGTTTATAATATTGTAAAAAAATGTAAATTAAATAACAACGATTTTAACACACAAAAAGAAGATGAACTTGGTGGGTGTAATTCAAAAAATGATATTGAATGTATTATGGATAATGTTATTATTCCAATTGAAATAAAAAAATCAAAAACTCCCGATTGGATGCAATGTTCAATAAAATATAATTTTGAAAGTGAAAAATGGATAGGAAGTTATAAAAATAAAATACCAGACAAATCTAAAAATATATTTGAAGAATTAATATCAAATTCTATCTTATTTAATGGAAAAATACCACCATTTACGCTAAAAGATATAACACATGAAGAATGGTCACAAGTTAAAAAAGATACAACTGATTATAACGATACATATTTAGAATGTCCAAATGATACAATTAAAAAATTATATAGCGAAAAAGGTTGTTTTTATATACAAATTTCTGACAAAGGACTATATCATTTAGGAAATGATATATGTAATTTTGATATTCCTGAATTTGTATGTGAGCAACAATTAAGAATAAGAACTAAAATACATACAACAAAAAATACAAAGGGGTTTTGTAAATTATCGGTAACAATTTCTTGTAAACCAAAAAATATAAAAAATTTAGTTAAAAGCAATTATAGTTTAGATAATAATTCAAAATTACCTATAAATTTATTATATAGTGATTAATTTTGATAATATAATAATTTCTGATGAAGACTTTGTTTTATTCATTCCGTAACTCCAATTTACGTCTATTATTATATAATCCTTGTATAAATTTTTTATATATTCGCAATTATTATATGTTATAATCCAATTTTTTTTTGTTTTTATTAAATTAAATAACATTAGATGATTAAAATTTTCGTGCATATCGCCATTATTACCATAAAGTTTTGATTGTTTTTCTAAATAATATGGTGGGTCTAAAAATATTATTGTTTTTTCATTTGTAAAATTATTAATAAAATATTCAAAATCATAATTATATACATCTATATTTGAAAAGTCTAACATTTTGATTTTGTTTATAGATGAAGGTGTATAACGCTTTAAACTTGCCTCTTCCGAAAACCCACCAGATAATGTTGCTCCACTAAAAGAACATCTATTTATAATAAAATATTGTAATGATTGTTGTAGCATATTATCATTTAATTCAATTATTGTATTTCTATAATTTGTAAATTGTTCTTTTGAAACAGATGTTATATTATTTAATTTATCACATAATATATCTTTATTTGTTTTTATTTGTTTCCAAAAATTATATAAAGGTATGAATTTATCATTTACTATTAATTTGTGATTATATTTATTTTGAAAATAGAATTCAAATGAACCTCCACCAAAGAATGGCGAACATAATGTATCAAATTGTGTTACGTCAAAATGCTCTGTAATTACATTGTCTATTATTTTACACGCGCGAGTTTTTCCACCAGGATATCGTAATGGTGAAATATTATTTAGTATTAGTATATTTTCTTTATGAATAATTTTACTTTCAGGATTATTTTTATTAATCAAAATAATTAATTCTGATTTATTTTTTGATTTACACTTTGTAATTCCAAGTTCTTCACACTTTACTAAAAGTTTTGTTTTTGATAATTTGGTTAAATCCATTTCTTTAATATTATTATATTATTTAAATCAATTTTTAATAACCAACACCAAGGTAAAATTGATATTTGTTTTTTATTTATTTAACAAACAAATAAAATGACGGATTCTACCGTAACCAAATTGGATTTATCTTATCAAAATCTGACCGTTTTACCAGATTTATCTTTGTACACAAATTTACAAACATTAGATTGTCAAAACAATAAATTGACTTCTCTAACCAATCTTCCTCCGAATCTACAAACATTAGATTGTCAAAACAATCAATTGACTTCTCTTGAAAATCTTCCTCCGAATCTACAAACATTAGATTGTCAAAACAATCAATTGACTTCTCTAACCAATCTTCCTCCGAATCTACAAACATTAGATTGTCAAAACAATCAATTGACTTCTCTAACCAATCTTCCTCCGAATCTACAAACATTAGATTGTCAAAACAATCAATTGACTTCTCTAACCAATCTTCCTCCCACTTTACAACAATTAGATTGTTCTAATAATCAATTGACCTCTCTAACCAATCTTCCTCCCGATTTACAAGAATTACATTGCTCATCTAATCCACTTACTTCTCTGGATAATCTTCCCTCCAATTTACAAGATTTAGGTTGCGCAGAGACTCAACTCACTTCTCTTGATCACCTTCCTTCCACTTTACGAGAATTATATTGTGGAAATAATCAATTGACTTCTCTGGACAATCTTCCTATAACTTTACGAACATTACATTGTGACAATAATCAACTGACTTCTCTGGACAATATTCCTTTCAATTTACAAGAATTATTGTGTTCATTTAATCAACTAACTTCGCTGGATAATCTTCCTCCCACTTTACAAAAATTATGGTGTTGGAATAATCAACTGACTTCTCTGGACATTCTTCCTCCCAATTTACAAAAATTATGGTGTTCATTTAATCAACTCACTTCTCTGGACAATCTTCCTATAACTTTACAAAAATTATATTGTGGAAATAATCAACTGACTTCTCTGGACAATCTTCCTTTCAATTTACAAGAACTACAATGTGAAAATAATCAGATTACTTCTCTTGATAATCTTCCTCAAATAAAAAAAATCAAGTGTAATAACAATCCAATTTATACAATACATGGATTTGAACTTTCTATAAAAACAATTGAACAATACAATGAAATTAAACGATTGGAAAAAGAATGTTGTCCACTACTAAAATAATAATATCCGTAAAAGACGAAATACGAAAATTTCACGTCGGTCTAACTAAACATGGACGTAATTGTTTGTAATCGCAGTCGTTTATTGTTAATTTTAACTAAAAAGGGGTCAAATAACATTTGTTTAATATGCGTCGATGTTTCTTTTTCTCTTATTTTATTATAAATCTCCAAATCCCCGTCACATGCTTTATATGCATCCGACATCTTTTTGCGAAATGTTTTCAATAATCCCGTTTTCGCATTGTATTCCCATAATTTTTCAAGAATAAGTCCAAACAATTGTAATAATGGATTCATCAGTTGATTTGTAATATAATAGGCATAATCAATACGTATCTTTTTTTCATTTAACGCTATGAATTCCGGTGTTTCAATCCGGTCTCCCACAAGTGCCTTCGGATTTGCCGTTTCAATAAACGCATAACTTATTCGGTCACCGGGTTTTGGACGATTTCCAGGGTCGCGTTCGCCCACCCGATCCGCCAATACTTTATGTCCAATGGTTTTTGGATTTGCGTAATCCGAACGGAGAGATTTTGTAATGGTTAATTTATCAATAGGAACTTCTCCATCGACCAATTGTTGCAATGCAAATTGAAGTTTTTTCACGGCTTCACGAATAATATATTCTTCCGTTTGACCGTTTCCGATAAATATATTAAGAATTCCACCGTATGTATCTTTAAAATAATCACACGAATCACGTTTCTTAACTTGCAATCCCATAATCTTCAAATAACAGTCGGACAATTCCGTTTTAAATTCATACAACATTCCAAAGTATCGTTTTTTTGATACCAACCCGAAAGGCGTCAGTGTTTTTTCATAACATAATTCCATTGGAGACATTAGAAACATAGTACACATTTTCGAAAATTCTTGCGCCAGTTCAATCGTTATTTTTAACGCTTTTTTCCCCACAATTTTCTGTTTCGTAACGGGGTCTTCCAAATTAAATGTATAAAATACCGAATCTGTATCTCCGTATACATATTCTGACCGTGTATGCACCATTCCGTATTCTTTTGTTTGACAATCCGTGTCGGCATATATGGTTTCCACCATTTTTTTCACATACATAATCATCATTCTTCCCGTTGCCGTGGTTGAGGCGGCAATACTTTTTTCGTAAAAAGTGGATGTTTTTGCCCCACATTGCCCATAAATAGAATTGGCGGTCACTTTTAACGCCAATTGCCGTTGATTTAAAATATTCGCCATGAATTCATCTTTTTCGGTTTTTAAACGTTGGCGCGTCTGTTTTCGCGCAGCCAATATTTCTTCCAAAATAGTCGGCAATACGCCCTTTTTTCCGTCGGGGAATTGCGCCCACCGACAAGTCATTTTTCCGGAAATAATCTTTTTTGCGTGTTTTGATGTCGGATTTTTTTTAATATAGGAATATGTATCAAAGGTAGTATTAATATACTCATACCCTGGAACATTGTCATATATATATTTGCCGGTTGAATCTTTAACACCACTTTCACGAAGTAGATTTCCTTCCAAATCAAATTCTTTTGTCCACGTTAAAGAATCGTGTGAATAATTATTACTTATCATAATAGACGGATACAACGACGAAAAGTCGGAACATGCGACGGGATTATCTAAATAAATACCGGTTTTGGGGTCCAATACAATTGCGCCTTCATATCCATCGGCATATGACAATTTCTCCAAATCGGGCATTAAAATTCCCTTATTACGACATTCTTTTGCAACAAAACTTGTAAGTTTGATACCTTGTCCTCGAAGCACCAAGAAATTCATAGGAACACTACAAATAGATGCCATTTCAATAAGACCCGAGAGCAAATCCGTTTTCAACATTAAATGTTGCACAATATTACAATCTTGAATACAATATTTGGCGACAATGGCGCGGTCCGAATCCGAACCATTTGTTAATATAAATATATTTTGCGGGGACACATCGTCTTTGGCAAGAGCCCATGAAACCACTTTTTGCGAATTCTCCGAACTATGCAATACACATAATTCGTCCGATGTTGGTTCAAAATGAAGTCGAAGTATTTTTTTACCAGTAGTGGTGTCTGGTAGTATATCATGCACCAAGAATTTTTGTCCATTTCGAAAATAATCTGTTGTGAATTCCGATATTTCAATGTGAATATAGTCGTTGATATGAAGTCCTTTAATATTATCTGTATATACATCGACGATTCCTATTTCGGGCAATTGTATGTCATGAATTGTATCGTGAATGCAATGTCCAGCCACATCGTCCAATTTATAGGATGATAAATTTTCATTTTTTCGAAAATGTCCTAACAAATCAATTTGAAGCCGTCCAATCATCACGGGATAAAACAATTCATATTCACCGGTTGCTAATTTAATACTTGTTTTATCCAATTCATATTTAGTGACATCATATTCTCCCGTTCCTTTTTTCGCAGAAATGTGGTTTTTAATACGGGATAATTCTAAAAAGGCGCATAGACAGTCATATCCATTTTCTTTTGCCCGTGAAAACATAAACGGATAATCAAACCCGAAAATATTGTATCCAATAATTATATCTGGATTTTCTCTCTGAATTAACTGTGACCACTGAACCAATAAATCCGCTTCCGTAGTGGCAATTTCAATTGTTGCCCCCGCAACAGAATTGCACGTTCCTAACGCCAAACAGTGATTTAAATAAGGTTCAGATTCACCGTATCGTAGAAAGGTTGACCCAATAAAGGTTACTTTATCACCTTCCAGATTCGGGAAATTTGTCATTAACAATTCATTTAATTTTTGCATTTTTTCATCTCTCGCAATCGTTTCAGGAATAAGAATATCGTATATCGTATTCCTTTTTGCATCAGTAGTCTTTTTTACATTTACATCAGTCTTTTTTGCATCAGTCTTTTTTGTATCGTTCCTTTTTGCAATGTTCCTTTTTTTTGCATCGTTATCTTTTACATTTGCGTCATCATCATCATCAATATCGTCGCCATCGTCTTCTTCTTTTATAGGTCCTTCTTCTGTCGTATTATCAATACGCATAGACATAAAGGATTCAATACGCATAGATTCTTGCATAGTGGAAGAAACGACGATTTTATCAATCTGTGTATTCAAGAATATATCTATTTGTTTCTCAACTTGTTCTTTTGTCCATTTTTCTTTCGGATATACCAAATCAATACGGTCCATCGTTTCATGACCAAATGCGGTTAATATCATTTTACGAATAATTGTGCAAAATGTGTCTCGACTAATGTCTATTTTTTTATAAATATCTATTGTTTCCAATATATTTGTAGCCAAGCGTTTGTATGTTTTAATAGGAATTGGAAAATCTCCGTGACTACTACTGGCTTCAATATCAAAACTACATATTTTATAGGGAACTGCTGTTTCTTTTGTTGGAAGAGGCGTTACATACTGTTTTGACCCAATATATTCGTATTTACATGTGGTTTTTTTAGTAATGCAATTTTGCATAGATGTTGTTTTTACGGAAATCCAACCGGACGGACTAATATTTTGAATATGGAAATATCGAAGTAATGGCAGAATGCTGGATTCGTAGAGAGATAGATTTACATTTTTAAAATAAAACGGTTTTTTTACACGCTGATTGTCTATATATTCATACCACAATCCCTGTGTTTGTTTAAAAACACTTTGATTTCGAAATGTAATTTGTGCGAACTGGTCTTTTTTGCCGGCAGAGAATCCATATAATTTTTGATATTCAACCAAATGAACGGAAAGAATATCGGCTTTTGCCCATATTTTTTTGAAAATATAATCGCGTAATTCATCCACATCAGACTGAGTCCAACGTTTTTCTTTCACCTTTTCTTTCATTAAAGGAAGATGAATAAAGAAAAAGGGACAATAATCGGTAATAGTAATGCTGGCAGTTTCACCAAGTTCATTAATACCAAATAATTGAATATGTGAGGTTTTTTGTGGTTTTTTGTTGTTGGTTTCGTCCTCTACATCATCCTCCACGTCGTCCTCGTATTTATCGGACATATGAAAATCAAATATACGAAATTGTTTTATAACCGATGCCTTCTTTTTCATAGGAGATATTTTCATTGTTGCCGATGCCATTTTTATATATTATTTTATTGTATTTATCTTTCAATTTTCTTCAACATTCTGGTTTCGTTTTTGCAAAGTTTTGTTTTGCAAAGTTTTGTATTTTGGAGGTTAAATCAGCAATTTGTTTATCTTTTTCAACTAATAATTGTTGTTGTTGTTGAATTAGCTGAAGAATTTGTTGCATTGTCATTTCTATTGGAGATTGATTCGGTTGTTGAATCATAATTCCGGTTTTTTGTTGTTGTTGTTGTTGTTGTTGTTGTTGTTGTTGTTGTTGTTGTTGTTGTTGTTGTTGTTGTTGTTGTTGTTGTTGTTGTTGTCGGTCTTTTTCAATTTCAGCAATTTGTTTTACAACATCTGTTTTAAGTGAAGGAAGTCCCGCATTATATGTTTTTAATATGGTTTTCATATCAGACATAAAAAAACGATAAATTAAATTACATCGAGCCTTGTTTATTTTTGAGGAAGATTGAAAAAACTGAGCAACAGTCTTTTCCGATTCATGAATCGTTGGATTCAATTCGGCATTTATTAAAAGCTTACGTTTATCAAATGAATTATGTTCATGTGAAAAAACCAAAATTGTTTTCATTGGGTCCAATTGCACAAATGGAATTGTATATCCTTTTAAAAAATGACGTTCTTCTGCAATACAAGCGGTTTCATCATAACTGGTAATGTTCAACAATTCTTTACGAAATCCAAATGTTCCCGCAGTTGAGTGATTTGGACCATATGGACCAAACTGATACATTTTTCCTTGATGTATTTTTTTATCCTGCATTTTTTTATCAGTTGAATAAAAATAAATATATAATTCACTGGACCCACATGCCATTGCCAATGGATTTTGTTGCAATGTTTCAACTACATGACTGATTCGTTCCGGCGGATAATAATCATCATCGTCCATATATACAATAATATCTCCTTTACATAAAGAATGAGTTAAATTACGTTTTTTTCCAAGAGGTAATTTATCGGGTAATGCCACATATCTTATAGGAAGGTCTGAACCAAATTCAGTTAATATATCGCCAATTTTATCCGTGCCGTCATCTACTATAATCCACTCAATTCTGTCATGAGGATATATTTGCTGTCGGAAACATTCCATAATGGTTTTAATAAATGGACGACGATTAAAGGTAGGAGTGCATACACTAACAAAAGGAATATTTTGAGACATTTATATAATAAATATATACAGTTTATATTTATTAGAAACACATGCAATCATTAACTCTTTTTTGTTATTACACCTTTTCTCATTTAAAACGCCGATTTTCACGGAAAAAAATAAGAAAAGTTGTAAAATCAATGTTGCCATTGATAAAATAGTTTGTCTGGATTTGTCGATATTTCAATATAACTATTTCCACCCACCAACACAACTATGTTTTGCGTATTTCCCGAATTTTTGTCTCTCTCCTTCCAATATATAAATATCCTCTTTATCTGGGTAGTTCATATATATGGTTGTTACGTAATCGGGTCCGGTAGTCTGATACACAAAATCATGCGATTTTGCATAAAATTTTGCCTGTCTCTGAATATTGGAGAGATTTTCCACAATTCCGTCAATGAGTCGTTTTATAAACGGATGTTTGGGCGCGCAACCAAACGCATATTGTCCCAGAATTTGTTTTATTCCATTTCTGGCAAATTCACGAAATCGGTATTGGTCACGATTGGCAGATGTAATCGGTTCATCGACGGGAACAACTACATCATGATAGAGTAAATCGTCGGACAATGGTTGTAACGAATGAATGTCCATATCAAAGTAAAATCCGCCAAAATGATAGAGAGCTACATATCGAAAGAAATCCATTTTTTGTATATTTAATGGTAGTTCTTGATATGTTTTATAATAATAAGGATAGTGCATTTTCAAAAAATCATCAATATCTTTGTCTTTAAAAAAAATATAATTGTAATCGGAATTCATTTGTTTTAACGCGTCGGTATTTTTGGCAAACTGGGTATAAGACTTGGCGGACCATGTTTTCCATACTTGAATAATATTTTTCGGAATTTTGGGAGATTCCAGAACAAGACTTTGAGAGAACGATTCTTTCTTTGTGTCTTTTTTTGTTTCATCTTTTACTGTTCCGTAATAACACGTTCCTATAAGAACTATTACGGCAAAAAAGAAAAAAATAGGAATATACCATTTCATTATACCTCTCTATTATAATAGGAGTTTATTTATTCTAAATTTAGTGTGTCTTTATTTCTCAGGAATTTTTCCGTGAATCGATACAAATATTTCGGATGCAAGCACACACGCCTCTTTTAATTTGTTTCGGATATCATTTATTTCCATTTTTTGAATAAATGCCAGTCGTAACACGGAATTTTCGTCATGCGGATGAAATTTCTTGAATCCTGAAAATGTAAGTATTTTCTGATTTTCGAAAAATTCATTGTAACAAATATATTCCAATACTTTTCCGAATGTATAATCCTTTTTCTCTAAAATAATATTAAAACTATTTTCCATAGTTGAGAATTCTTTTGCCGATTCACTCGGTCCAATTACTACATCGTCATTTTCAATAGATTCTACAAAATCAACGAATTGATTCTGCAAAATAAGACACGCTTTTCGCATAATTTCATAATTTGTATATACTCCAATGGTTTCAATTATAAAATCAAAACTATCTTCAACATAGAACCGTTGTGCATCTAAAATATGAAAATTCTTTTTTGCCATTTGAATTTCTTCTTCCGCCAATTCTTGGTCTCTCATTTCTTTTTCTTTTACATTCCATATATCTTTTGCCCGCACATGGTCAATGGTATTTCCGTATGCACATGAAGATACTACACTGTATCCACCATTTTGTTTCGCCGTTTTTACGGTAAATTCTGCCGTAAAACTAAGATGTTCCGGTTTTACGGAATCTCCGACCATGGCACGTAATCTCGAAAAATCAATATACATTTGTGTTTCGGGATTTGCCGGAAATATTTGATTTCGGTCTTGTTCATTCATATAAGAACCAGTCGCCTTGTTTTTTATACGAAAATCTTTTGTGGTTACAAACATTATATTGTCGGTTTCATTTGTAACATCTACCTCTACCATATATTTTTCGATAAATGTTTCGATTTCATCTTTATTTTTTACAAATACGGGGATACACGCAAGACGTTGTTTTAAAATTTCGTTATGGAGTCGTCCAGTATTTTCAATAAAATTGGATTGTTCGTCGTCGATACCAATCGCTGGAATATCGGCTAATATGGTTCGGCGAATGGCATTGGCAATACTAACATTGATTCCAGAGAGGGTAAATCGATATTTGCCATTTTCTTCGGATGCATTTTTCAAGATGGGATTCATGTTGTTATTGGATGATATATTTTATTATTTATTTACATTCAATTTTTTACGGAGCTCTTTGCCGAGAATCAACGAATAAGAATCAACGAATAAGAATCAACGAATAAGAATCAACGAATAAAAATTCTAACGAGAGTTGTTAGGGAGATAATAAATAAATCGATGCAAGTCCAAGTATAATTCCAATCGTAGTTTTGATATTTAATGTTTCGTGAAACCATATGTATCCAAATAAAATAACTAATAATACAGAAAGAACTTTCAAAAATGGATATACAATCATAATATTTTTATTCGAAAGAACAATTGTATATGCATATATAAGCAATACATAGGATAAGCCGGATAATAAAATCCATATAAAATGTCCTGTTTCTGTATATCGTTTTATGAATGGAATTGGCATAGCCGCGGCTATGCCCGCTATAAAGAACCATATCCAAAGAATTATATCAAATGCCATATACCAATACATGGCATTTTTTGGTTTTAATTCGTTTTTACTAAAGCCCGTTGAAAAAATGCTTGTAATTGAACGGTATCTGCCCCAATAACGGAATCATCTGCTATATATGTCACATTTCCTTTGTAATATGCTAAAACCGTCGGCACGCCATTAATCATACGTTTTGTTTTTAAGAAACTATAAAGCTCTATATTTTCATCAACGTCAATATCGGCTAATGTTATATTTGGACTCGTTTTTTGTAAATGTTCGAACCACTGATGCACGAATGAATGAATTCGCTTACACGGGGCGCACCAATCTGCCCCAAATTTAAGGATGATAATACCGTTATTTTTATGCAGTAATTCTTGAAACGTTGTTTTATTTAATGATGTAATTAATGGCATTTATGTTTTATAAATATATATTAATTTTTTAAGTAACGCGAACTGGGCAAAAAAAATTGAAAATATTTTTTCGATAAAATAATCATAACTAAAACAAATAACCATGACCAATACGATGATACAAATTCCATCCATTGTTACAGAAGAAGATGAGAGTAGCTTTTACCAAAAACCATATTCATATATAATCGACCTTAACATCACAAACAAACAAATTCATCATGATTTATGTCTAGAATATATGGATATTATGAACTCATCTATCGGACAAAAAATAAAAAAACGAATATATTTTACGTATTGTATATACTATTATTATTTGGTGGTAAAAGAAAGCGATGTGTTTTATTCTCCTCCTATCCATCAAAATCTTAAAAATAGTATGATTCGTATTAAAGAAGATGTTATGTTTTGTTTTAATACATTTAAATGTAAAATTATTGAAACAAAACAGTTCGCAATAAATGAAAATTTTATGGGTAAAAATGAATTTATTGACATTTTAAATTTCTATATTGACAAATTAGAATTTGAACTGACCTCAATAAAATTAGAACTATTTGAACTAAACTCCGCGCAAAAAAAACAAAAAGAACTAACATTTGACGAATTAACATATTATTGTAAAAAAAACAATATAGATTTGGATGAAGATTCTCCCAAACAAAAAGAACCTGACACCGAACAAAAAGAACCTGACACCGAACAAAAAGAACCCGATATTGAACAAAAAGAATCCGATATTGAACAAAAAGAATCCGATATTGAACAAAAAGAATCCGATATTGAACAAAAAAATATGACGTATATTCGATTACATGCTACAGAAGAAAATGAGAGTAGCTTTTACAAAAAACCGAATTTTTATTTAAGTGATTTTCCAATAATAAATAGAAAATTGAATATTTATAAATATAATACATATTCGAACTATACAAAAGACGCGAATTTGAAAAATTCGTTACGACGAATATACTTTACATATTGTGCATATTACTTTTATTTGATAACTCAAGGAACAACTCACGAAATTGGTATACATCATATGCATCACGCATGTAAACAAAAAGTTATTGACGCTAAACTGGTAGTGGGGGCACAAAATTTTATATATAAAAAGGAATTTATCAATATTATGGACAAATATATTGACCTTATTGAACCGGCTATTGACCTTATTGAACCGGCTATTGACCTTATTGAACCGGCTATTGACCTTATTGAACCGGCTATTGACCTTATTGAACCGGCTATTGACCTTATTGAACCGGCTCCAGCACAAAAACCGTCCATGCCGAAAGAACCGGTTGTGTTACAACCAAAACCTACATTAAAACTCGTGCAAAAAGAACCATCCCGTAAAAAACCGACAATCACTCATAGTATGATAACCAGAAGTAAAAGTAAATTATTAAAGTAAGCAAGGTAAAAAAGTAAAAGCGAAAAAGGTAAAAAAGTAAAAGGCGATTCTTTTTTATTTATTCGACCCTTTTTTATTTGTTCGATTTTTTTTATTTGTTCGACCCTTTTTATTTGTTCGACCCTTTTTATTTGTTTGATTTTTTTTATTTGTTTGATTCGATTTTGTTCGGTTTGTATGTTTGTTGGGTGATTTTTTTTGTTTTTTAAAAGGAATTGAAGAAAAAGAAGAAGATGCGGAATCCTCGCCTGGACCATAAAATCGGTATTCATAATCCTTAAAATGCAACGGTAATTTTGGTTTTCGTTTTAGTTCTCGTATTTGCATTGGATTATATTCTAATTCATGTTCATTAAATACACCATATTTATCATAATATATTTCTACTTTTTTCTCAACATCCAAATAAATTACAATGTCATCTTCTTCCAAATCGGAAAATAGATTGGGGTTCAGTTCGGTTTGCATTTTAAGTAATCCTTTTCTAACATCATTCGGCGATTCACTGATTGGACTAAAATCCTGCCTTTTATAGAATGGTATGGCGGACGGAACCGAGTGCAGTTCAATTAAAAAAATGCCACTCCACATACACACACGTTTTAATTCATCTATTATTTTATACCCATCTTTATAATTTTTCGCCTGATTCACACAAAAACTACTAATATATACGACCGGCATATTTTTATATCGGGCTTCATATACAGTCAATACCATAATTGAATGAATGTCGCCATTTGCAAAACGAAACATAATACTAATATTTTCCGATTTTTGCATATCGTCGGTAAGATACGTATAATTCATTCCATGGGCGGTTGTTTTTGAGCAAAAATCGACCCCCGTTTTTGTATAACTGTCGATTTTATGGATGGTTTGTTGTAAATCCGACGTATCATTTAATGTAGTATATCCAAAATCATGCGTAAAAACATCCGTCAGTGTTTGTAACGACGGATTTATATCATTCTCGTTCGAATAAAAAATATATTTTTGTAGTATCGACATATATATTATATTACTATATTCCCACCTCCTCCCAAATTACGGTAGGTCCGCCATCCGACCATTCAGAATAAGGAATGGCGGATGTAGTTGATTTGTCTAATTCTAATATTTTTTCTAATGCTTTTAATCGTCTTTCGGTAGGATCTGTAATAGATGCAGAAATTCTACGGGTCATATGTTTCCACCTCCATTCAAATTTAAGAGCACAATTCCATGTTGGAAATCCGGATACATAGACAATACGTCGCCAATGAAATCCCTGTTTAACTTTGGAGGTTGTATATACAGCACCCCCCGTTATTTCTCCATTGTGTTTTCGTAGTCGTTGTTCAACATCTATGGTTGCGCCTACATATGTATATTTTTTGAGAGGATGGTTTGGGTCTATAGTTTCTAATAAATACACAAATGATGGTGAAGATGATTCGGATTCCATATATGTATATAAAAGATATTATGCTACCATGGATGCTTTAATTGAAGGATGGTATTGGTAGTCACATAAATTCACATTATTCCATGTAATATTATTCGGATTAAAAATATTGGTATCTTTTTCTTTAATTTTGGCATCATCATTAGTAGCATCGTCATTAGTAGCATTGTCATTAGTAGCATTGTCATTAGTAGCATTGTCATTAGTAGCATCGTCATCTTTCAATTCATCTCGAATAATTTCTTGTGCCCGATTCTCTTGTGCCCGATTCTCTTGTGTCCGATTCTCTTGTGTCCGATTCTCTTGTGTCCGATTCTCTTGTGTCCGATTCTCTTGTGTCCGATTCTCTTGTGCCCGATTCTCTTGTGTCCGATTCTCTTGTGCCCGATTCTCTTGTGCCCGATTCTCTTGTAAATCTGTCTGTTTTTTTTGTTTATTCACAAAACAAATGGATGGAAATGGAAATGGTTGTCTGGTAAGTTGTTCTTTTACGGCAGATATATGAGACTCATAAATATGACAATCTCCCAAACATATTACGAGTTTTCCCGGAATTAATGGTGGATTTGTCAATGATACCGATAATCTACTATTTACCTGTGCGCAAACGGCATATGTTAATAAGGAATACGATGCAATATTATAAGGTAATCCCAAAAAACAATCTGCCGAACGTTGCGTCATAATACATGTTAATTCATCGTCTTGTTCGACCACAAATTGAATTAAAAGTCCATGACATGGATATAAAACGCCTTGTTCTGCTTGTTCTGGATTAAATGTAGTCATAACAATACGTCTTGAAAATCGGTCATTCACTAAAAGATGAATTACTTTTTCAAATTGATTTAGCCCTTGCCCACTATATCCTATTTCTGGACGACAGCCTCTATACGGCGCATTAAAATGATAAATTTGAAAGAAATACATCGGTCCCATATCTCCTTCTTCGTAGGTGGCAACGGTAGAATTCACTGAATTTAAAAACTCTCGGCTGGTGTTTCCTTTCCAAATATTCACGCCAACTTTTTCTAATTCTTTTGTGTCGGTTTTTCCGTCCATAAAGAATTTCCATTCTTCAAATATCCCACGAAAGAACATTTTTTTGGTAGTAATAAGTGGAAATATATGTCCTCTTTTTAAATCAAATGTCAATTGTTTTCCTGCCAATTGAAGTGTATATCCATTACGAGTTTTTCGGCGATGTCCGTGTTCGATAATATCGCTTAATAATTGTAAATATTGGTGTTCGTCAGACATGTTTGGATACCAATATTTTATTAGTTTTTTAAAATCAATTTTTTTATTTATGGTCGCTTGATATTGTTAAGCTTGCGTTGGTAGACAATTCTCGCATTATAAATATTTTCGTCATTATGCGTCTCTCAAAGAAGGGGCAAAGCCCCTCTTTGAGAGACACGGACTACGACAATAATACATAAAACCATAAAAAAGATTCCACATAAACCCTTTATAATGGTGTGTTTCCGCTTGTTTAGTGTTGGTTTGTTTTTTATTTGTTTGTTGGTCTACACAATTATTTATTACATTTTATTCAGGAAGTATTTGACAGTTACGTATCCAGACTTGTACATAAATCCATTCTTTTTCATTTGAATCTTGATTATAAAATACAACCCTTGACCCAATACTTACAATTTGTTTAACATCCAATACATCAAACGCTTTACGTGTTCGAATAACTATATTTTTAATTTCGATGCAAAGATTTGTATCCATAATGTTATTTGCGTGTAATACCATTGTTATATCATCTTTTGGAAAAAAATTAAGTTGTTTAACAAACAAATTATTTGAAACGTCGTAATCATCCATTTACAATAGATTATTACATATTATTTATATTCTTTGTATTACATTCTTTGTATTACATTGAACAAGGTAAAAAGAAAACAACAACAACACAACAACAACAACACAACAACAACAACAAAACAAAACAAGTAAAATTGAATATACATATATGTATATATTCAATTATGATGAATGAATATGAAGAAGAACTTTGGGAAACTATTTTTGAGTTTGCGGATGAGTGGAAAGCTGTAAACTGTGACAATGTGGATATGGATATCGACCAAATGAATAACGAAATAACATATGTATTGTATTTATCATTTCCTCCGTTATTTATTGATTATGAGGATTTGTATGAAATTGTAGAGAATGTTACGTTAATATATGTAGATTTACCAGAATTAGATGTGTCACTCCCTTTTTCTCGTTCTATTGAAGAACATTTGTCCTATTTACGCTCTCTTCCTCAACCAGAACAACGAACGCCTGAATGGTATGAATTTCGTCATAAACATATTACGGCAAGTTCTGCTTGGCGTATTTTAAAAAGTCCTGCGACATTAAACAGTTATATTTATGAAAAATGTATAGACGAAAAACCGCATTTTATAAAACGATATGGAGGAAAAGAAGATGCGCGAGATTGGGGAGTAAAATATGAGCCCATTAGTGTGCACGTATATGAATATTTATTTAAAACAAAAATCGGAGAATTCGGATGTATTGAACATCGAGAACATGTATTTTTGGCAGCGTCGCCGGATGGAATTAATATAGACCCTCTATCGGAAAAATATGGCATTATGTTGGAAATTAAAAATATCGTAAATAGAGAGATAACGGGTATTCCAAAATATGAATATTGGGTGCAAACACAATTACAAATGGAAGTTTGTGAATTACCTACATGCGATTTTTTGGAAACGCGGTTTAAAGAATTTGAAAATGATATTGATTTTGAAATATATTCAGAACATGCAAAAATAACCGAAAAAGTAATAGGCGAAAAAGAAGACAATACAAAAGAAAAAGAACCCATAACCAAACAAGTAATAAAAGGAATTATTGTAGTGTGTGAAACGGTATTTCCCGAATATATAAAACATTATGAATATATGCCATTGCATTGCCTCCCAAATTGGAGAGAATGGGTATCCACTATCATGGCAAAATGCGAATATACATATTACAGAACTATATATTGGTATTTAGATGAAATTTCATGTGTGAAAATTATCCGTGACCGAGAATGGTTTCAAGCATCATTGCCTATATTTCAAACTGCATGGGAAACAATTACACAAGAACGAATTACGGGAGTTGAACATCGAAAGCCGAAACCAAAAGTAGATAAGCCACATAAATCATTTCGCACAGATGGATGGAATGATATAACACCCACTATAAAACCAACGATAATTGTAATTAAGCGATAAAATTGTATCTATAATATAATATGTCAACGAAAACACCCTTTTTTATTCATATACCAAAAAACATGGGTAATTTTGTGTATAAACATTACGGAAAAAATCCGGCATATTTTGGTTTGTATAATTCCATTTATGAATATTACGACGCATATAAAATACCAAATCGTAGAACATTAAACTCGTTTTACCCTGGAACAAAAAATCCTCCCTACAATTCGACTATCAGTATTGACCATTTGACTTTAAAGGAAATGGTTCATTTACGAATACTTTCCATAACAAAACCAATGTTGTTCTATATGATTTTCCGAGAGCCGATACAGAGATTTATAAGTCTATGCAATTACTGGAATCTTTCCCCCAAAGAAATAATATACAATATCCAACGAATTGCACATCATCGACAAAATAAATTTGTTTTATATCAACATTTACGCCCCCAAATGGATTATGTGAAAGATACCCAACAAATTGTCTCCGAAAATCCATTTTGTTCCTATCAAATATTAAAGATGAATAAAATGGATGATATGCGAAACTTTTTTGAACGAGAATATCCTTCCGTTGTCTCGCCAAATTTTAATGAAAAAATAGATAAAAGCAAGGAAACATATACGGTGGCAGATTTAACAGAAAAGGATTATGCGTTTTTACGAGTATATTATCATGACGATTTTGTATTTTATCTTGGAATCTAATTCTTTTATTAAGATTTTATTATGCTCGCTCGTCCAACCAAATCTTTTATAATTCCAAATAATGGATTTATTTGTGAAATTATGCCCGGAATAACAAAATCATATAGCTCATTCGGAATTTTATCTATATATTCCATAAGTTCTTTTGTTTGTAATGATTCAATTGCTCCCGTAATTCGAATAATTAATTGTTGAAAATGTGTTTCTAAATGAATATATGTTTCTAAATGAATAAATGTATGAATAGATGCATTCATAAATGTATTCATAAATGCAATAAGTTCTTGGTGTTCCGTATCATCATGTAAATGAATAAACTGAAGTAATTCATTTTTAAATATTTTTTTAAGAGTGAGTTGATTGTATATTTTTAACATTTCTTTGGTTGTTCATTATTTCTTAAAAAAAGATTATCAATTTTATCAAGGACTGCTCCCTTCAAAAATATAATGGACACTAAGGACACTAAAGATCCGTATCATCCTCCTCTTCTTCATCTTCTGTATCATCTCCGTCTCCTCCTCCTCTAATACGATGATTTTTATTACCTCGGTCAAGTTCAGCAAGAACAGTAATATATTTATCGTTTAATTCAAAACGAACACCAATTACTCGAACAATAATAGTTTCTCCTATTTTTACGGAATTAAAGGCGGGGCTATCAAAATAAATATCACGCGGAATATTTGCGATAATGGCGGGTATTTTTTTATTATCGACTGTTTCTACCGTATATTCCGCATGAATGCCTGCTTTACTAATTTCGGTTACATTACATTCAATACGCATACCTTCAACTGGAAAACATACATTATATTGAAATGTAACCTGAAATTCTACATCTTGACCATTTATTTTTCCGGATGACCAAGAAGTAATATGAACGGAATTTGGCAGAATAAAACCTTCTGATACACACCGACTTTCTACGTTATAGATGATTTTTTGTTCTAACAGGTCGCGAATATTTTCACCTATTTCTAAAATAGAGAGACACACCTTAATTGTTTTAAGAGATGTCATATATGGTTTTTTAATGATTTCTTGATTTTGATTTTGCATTATAATTTTATTATTATATATACATATATCATTTTCAATTTTCTTAGGAACGACCAGAAGTTTCAGGTAGCAAACAAAGAAAATTGATGCATATATTATGTATTTTTTAATCAAAAAACAATAAAATGACCAACTATACAGTAACCGAATTGGATTTATCATTTCGAAATCTAACCATTTTACCGGATTTATCTTTGTACACAAATTTACAAAAATTATATTGTAATTATAACCAACTCACATCTCTCGATAATCTTCCTCCCACTTTACAAGAATTATATTGTTGTAATAATCAACTCACATCTCTCGACAATCTTCCTCCCACTTTACAAGAATTATATTGTGAAAAGAATCAATTGACTTCTCTAAGCAATCTTCCACCCACTTTACAAGAATTATATTGCGGAGATAATAAAATCACTTTTCTCGAAAATCTTCCTCCCAATTTACAAAAATTATATTGTGAAAATAACCAACTCACATCTCTCGATAATCTTCCTTCCACTTTACGAGGATTATTGTGTTATGCTAATCAATTGACTTCTCTCGACAATCTTCCTTCCACTTTACGAGAATTATGGTGTTATGCTAATCAATTGACTTCTCTCGACAATCTTCCTTCCACTTTACAAAGATTAAATTGTAAAAATAATGGTCGACTAACTTCTATTAAATATTTTCCTCCCAATTTACAAGATTTATATTGTTACAATAATCAAATCACTTCTCTCGAAAATCTTCCTTCCACTTTACGAGAATTATGGTGTTATAATAATCAATTGACTTCTCTAAACAATCTTCCTCCGAATCTACAACAATTATATTGTCATACGAATCAACTGACTTCTCTCGATATTTTACCTGTTACATTACAAGTGCTCTATTGTGAAGAAACCCCAATTTATACAACATGTAAAGAAATACATGGATTTGAACTTTCGATAGAAACAATTGAACAATACAATGAAATAAAACGCATTGAAAATTTGGAAAAAGAATGTTGTCCTATTCTAAAATAAAATTGATACATATATTATTTATTTTTTTAAACAAAAAACAAATAATATGACCGACTATACCGTAACCGAATTGGATTTATCGAATCTAAATCTAACCGTTTTACCGGATTTATCGCTATACACAAATTTACAAACATTATATTGTAATAATAACCAACTGACTTCTCTTGATAATCTTCCCCCTAATCTAAAAAGATTATATTGTGAATATAATCGAATCACTTCTCTAAACAATCTTCCTCCCAATCTACAAGAATTATATTGTAAATATAATCAAATCACTTCTCTAAACAATCTTCCTCCCACTTTACAAGAATTACGTTGTAATTATAATAAACTAACTTCTCTCGATAATCTTCCTTCCACTTTACAAGAATTATGGTGTTGGAATAATCAAATCAATTCTCTTGACAATCTTCCTCCAAATTTACAAATATTACATTGTGCAAATAATCAACTAACTTCTCTGGGTCACATTCATCCCACTTTAAAAATATTATATTGTTACAATAATCAATTGACTTCTCTAAACAATCTTCCTCAAAATTTACAAGAATTATGGTGTTATAACAATCAACTTGGCACTTCTCTTGATATTTTACCTCTTACTTTACAAAAATTATATTGTCACAATAATCCCATTTATACAACATGTAAAGAAATACATGGATTTGAACTTTCGGTAGAAACAATTGAACAATACAATGAAATAAAACGCATTGAAAATTTGGAAAAAGAATGTTGTCCGCTACTTAAATAAAATACCCTTCTGATAGCAAACAAAGAAAATTGATATTTATTTTTTTAATCAAAAACAAATAAAATGACCGATTATACCGTAACGACGTTAGATTTATCATATCAAAACTTGACTGTTTTACCGAATTTATCTCTCTATACAAATTTACAAATATTACATTGTTACAATAATCAATTGACTTCTCTAGACAACCTTCCTCCCAATTTGCAAACATTATATTGTGAAAATAACCAACTCACATCTCTCGATAATCTTCCTCCCACTTTACAAGAATTATATTGTTGCTATAATCAACTCACTTCTCTCGACAATCTTCCTCCCAATTTGCAAACATTATATTGTGAAAATAACCAACTCACATCTCTCGATAATCTTCCTCCCACTTTACAAGAATTATATTGTTGCTATAATCAACTCACTTCTCTCGACAATCTTCCTCCCAAGTTACGAACAATATTGTGTTCAAAAAACAAGCTTACTTCACTCGAAAATCTTCCTCTTACTTTACGAGAATTGTATTGTCGAAACAATCAAATTATATCTTTTGACAATCTTCCTCCCAAGTTACGAACAATATATTATGAAAATAATCCCATTTATACAACATGCAAGGACATATATGGATTTGAACTTTCTAAAAAAACAATTGAAAAATACAATGAAATCAAACGCATTGAAAAAGAATGTTGTTGTCCTATTCTAAAATAGGACATAAAAATATAGAACATATTTTATAAAAATGCAAATAAACTTTTCTGAAATTCAATCAAAAGTCGATAAATTATCGAAAATGCAACATATTGAAATTTTAAAAATCATTCGTAAACATCCGGAAACCAAGTTAAATGAAAACAAAAACGGCACATATATTAATATGGCATATTTAAAACAGGATACATTGGAGGAAATAATAAAATATATTGATTATGTGCAAGTGCAGGAAACGTCATTATCTTGTGTTGAAAATGAAAAATTAGAAATTGAAAAGACCTATTTTTTTGATAAATAACAAGAATCGTTTTATTGGTTAGAGAGGTTCTCAAGAACAATATAAATAAAATAATACATATAATTTGAATGGACGTATATAATGAACTATATCAAATTTTTTATCCATATGATATATTTTTGACGGAATCAGATATGGACAAATTATATCCTCTTATGTATAAAGAATCCGTAAAGGAACTTATCATAAAAGAAAAAGAACAAATCATAAAGGAAAAAGAACCCATTATTGTAAAGGAAAAAGAACCCATTGTAAAAGAAAAAGATAAAACAATCAAAGAGTCCATTGTAAAAGAAAAAGACCCTTCTCTCGAAAAACCTTTTTTCCCCGAATTTAAAAACACCATGTTTTGGAGTATATATGCGGGAGTTCATGGAATGTATGAGTATTCTGTCGTATGTCATCAAAATATACATTCATCGATTGAACTGAATGTTCAGCAGGAAATAATAACAAAATTTCAAGGAAAAGACCGAATAAAACAATTAAAACAAACAAATCAAAAAATCACTCTTATTCAGTGCCAAGAGATATTGTCGGATATGATGATGAAAGGTAATCAATTGCATGTATTGGTGGCATATGCTCTACATTACAACAAAAACATTCACGTATCATTTGACAATAAAAAAATAGTTCTCCCTATAATAGTAGATACAACGCAACAAACCATATATCTACACTTTGATACAAAAAAACACAAATATGGGCTTATTTCTAATATACCCGACGATTTTATTGTCATCGAACAATACAATAAACCGTTAAAAGGAGTGTCCACTTATAAATTGGCAGAATTGGAAGAAATGACTCAAAAAGCGGGAATTGTATTGGACACCGGTTCAAAAAAGGAACAAATGTATACGGCATTGTCCGAATATTTTTATGTGCGTGTTGTATAAAATTTATTGTATAAATTTCCAAGTAAAATTGAAGAAAAGAATGATATAATATGTAAATAAATATTATATCTCTATTATCTATCATGGAAAAATCCGTATCTTCTGAACAAAAAAAGACCACAGCAAGAGAAGATTTACTTCGTATGGTCTCATGCTATTTAGACAACCAAAAAATACGAAAAGAATATATCGCAAATGAATTGGAAGTGCGTTTTGGTATTTTCGACAACAAACGCCCAGGTCCTATGTCGGTAAAACCAATTACCAAAATAAATTATGATGCCGTTGTAAAACAATTATTTTCCGTGGGATTTCAAATATTTGAAGAAAAACACTTTTTACGTATTAATACCTATCGTCAACAAGAAAGTCGAAATGAATATCGGTCAGATACAACTCGCGCCGAAATCGACGGATTGTTTCTTATTCAAAAATACTGCGAGACCAACGATTTAAAACAGGTTGCCGAAGGGCAAGGACCGCGGTCGCGAGCTATTAAATTTACACGAAAAACATCTCCCAAATATTCGGATGGTTCTATTGTAAAAGCCGTGAATTTTGACGATTTTAATTATCGCGTGAATTACAAACTTGAACAGGATTTTTCATTAAATACCGACGTATCAAAACAAATTCTGGGCGAATGGACAAATTTAAACAAAGTATTTCGTTATATGAATCGCGTTCGTTTTCGACATCCAACCATTCCGGTGTTTGCCGATATTAGTATTATTAAAACAAATAAAATGAGCGGACAAACCTCCATTCCAACACACACCATTCAAGAAGCCGATGTATTTAATGGATTGGAACATTATGAAATCGAATTGGAATTCGACAATTCGCGTATAGGTCTGGGAACTTCATTTGAATCGGCAAATTCATTGTTAGGTGCATTACGAACCATGGTTCGGCTTGTTATGGTAGCATTTCAAGGCACAAATTACCCCATATCATATACGGAACAGGACCAAATATTATTTTCCTATATGAAATTGATTCAAATGCCTGCAGACGCAAGTGCAAAAGAAAAGGACAATTTTACACTAACTCGTCCCGTAAAACCCAGTGATTTCTTGGGATATTCTTCCATGACTCTTCAACGCGAACACTTACACGAATCGTCAAAAATGAATGTATTAAAAAATTATTGTATTACGGATAAAGCCGACGGGGACCGCCGTTTATTGTATATTTCAACAAAAGGTCGCATGTATATGATTGACACAAATATGAATGTTATATTTACGGGAGGTGAAACATCCAACGAGAAATTATATAATACATTGATAGATGGCGAGCATATTCCGTATGATAAATTGGGAAATTATATAAATTATTATATGGCATTTGATGTATATTTTGTAAGTGGAGAAGATATGCGTATGTTGCCATTTATGGAGCAACCGGAACAAGAAGAGGAGAAGGAGGAGAAACCCAAAAAAAAGATACAATATCGTCTGAACATATTAAATCAAAAGGTGGTTACTCGAATAAATACCTCTCTCATAAGCGGTAAAGAAAATGAGGAGAAGTGTTTATTCCATATTTTATTAAAACAATTTTATTCGGGGAATTTCTTTATTGCGTGTCAATCCGCATTTAAAAATATTCCATTTCAAGTATATGAAACCGACGGTCTTATTTTAACTCCATGTGATCAACCAATTCCCACGGCGAAACAGCACGGCAATGATTTCATTGCGAAAACCACGTGGAACGAATCGTTCAAATGGAAACCGGCGCACTATAACACAATTGATTTTCTGGTTCGAACTAAAAAAAACAAACAAGGCAAAGACGAGATTCACATGATGTATCCACAAGGCGAAGATTTAACAAAATCCGATGTTATTTACCAATATAAAACAATTGAACTTTGGTGCGGGTTCGATAAATTTAATAATAGACTCTCGAATCCGTTTATTAGTATGGTATCTTTACTTACGGAAGAACCTGTCCAAACACGTGCCGAAAAAGACCAAACTCGTTCTACCTATAAACCTCTGCAATTTCAACCCACCGACCCATTTCAACCAAACGCCTATTTATGCAATATTCGTTTATATCCAGATGCGTCTGGTAAAATGATTATGAAAACAATCGACGATTCAATGGCGCATGATACGGATATATCGACCATATCGGATTCGGTTGGAGGTGAATATTTTGAAGAAGGTATGATTGTGGAATTTAAATACGATGTAAGTATTTCCGACCCGCAATGGCGATGGAAACCATTGCGGGTAAGATATGATAAAACCGCCGAACTTCGGGCAGGATTGCCGAATTACGGAAATTCGTATCAAGTCGCAAACAGCAATTGGTCATCGATTCATAATCCAGTTACGGAAGAAATGTTACGCGGAACAACCGCTATTCCATTGTTGGATATTGATGAATCGGCGATTTATTATAAAAAATCGGAAAAAGGAGGCGGAGGCGGAGGAGAATCTTTTACACAAGCGTTACGAGATTTTCATAATTTATATGTAAAACGAAAACTTATATTGTCCGTTGCGCAACGTGGAAACACATTAATCGATTATGCCGTTGGAAAGGCGGGGGATTTGGCGAAATGGAAGGCGGGAAATATATCGTTTATTTGTGGAATCGATATTTCCCGCGATAATATTCATAATGTGGGAGATGGTGCATGTACCCGTTATATTAAAGACCGATACCAATTTCGAACTCCGATATATCATTGTTTATTTGCCGTAGGAGATTCGGCATTGAATATTCGGACGGGAGAGGCATTTACAACCCCTAAAGAAAAACGATTAATCAAAGCAATGTTTGGTTCAGGAGAAAAAGATTCGGAATTAGGAAAATGGAACGGAACACAAAAGGATGGTTTCGATATAAGTTCTTGCCAATTTGCACTTCATTACTTTTTCAAAAATAAACATACGTTACACGGATTTTTACGAAATGTGTCGGAATGTACAAAAAAAGGGGGGTATTTTATTGGAACGTGTTATGACGGAGACCGATTGTTTCAACGGTTATTGCGAGAAGACGCTATTTTATTTACACGAACCGACCGCCAAACGGGCGAACCGACGAAGATTTTTGAGATACAAAAATTATATGAAGAAACGGGATTTTCAGAAGATGAACAAAGTCTGGGATATGAAATTAGCGTATATCAGGAATCTATCGGGAAATATTTCAGTGAATATTTAGTTAATTTTAAATTCTTTCAACGTATGATGGAAAATTATGGTTTTGTATTGGTGGATACCGCAAAAGATAAACAAATTCATTTGCCGAAAGGAAGTGGATTCTTTGATGAATTGTATCGCGAAATGCAGGACGAAATACGCAGAACGGGGCAAAATCATTATAAATCGGCGGATAAAATGAATGCATCCGATGAACAGCAAATTTCATTCTTGAACCGGTATTTTGTGTTTCAAAAAAAGAGAGATGTTCGAACGGAAGATATGGTAAAAATTATTGGACAAAAAGAACGGACAGAAGGACAAGAAGAAGAACAAGAAGAATCGTATTTGCGTTTAAAAGAAAAAGAAAAAGAACCGGTCAAAGAAAAAGAACCGGTCAAAGAAAAAGAACCAGTCAAAGAAAAAGAAAAAGAACAGGTCAAAGAAAAAGAACCGGTCAAAGAAAAAGAACCAGTCAAAGAAAAAGAAAAAGAACAGGTCAAAGAAAAAGAAAAAGAACCGGTCAAAGAAAAAGAACCGACCAAAAAGGCAAAAATTATAAAATTAGGAAAAACAAAAATTGCCTTAAATAAATACTCGCCTATTATTGATTCGAATGATTCATAAAAAATAAACTCTTATATAAATAATGAAAATTACATATGAAAATGGAGAAGTTTATGACGGTGAAGTAAAAGACGAAAAAAAGAATGGATACGGTAAAATGACATATCCAAGTGGAGAAATAGAAATATATGAAGGAGAGTGGCAAGACGATTTAAAAAATGGTAAAGGCAAAATAATATTTGATGATGGTGCTGTATATGAAGGAGAGTGGAAAGACGATAATGAAATTGAAAGTTACGGAAAACTCACCTATGCAAATGGAGATGTGTATGAAGGAGAGTGGAAAGACAATTCGCGACATGGTAAAGGTAAAATGAATTATAGTGATGGTGAAAAATATGAAGGAGAGTGGAAAGAGAATGAAAGGAGTGGCAAAGGCACCATCACTTTTTTAAATGGAGATGTGTATGAAGGTGATATGAACAATGATGAAATAGAGGGCGATGGTAAAATGATGTATAAAAAGAGTGGAAATATATATGAAGGAGAGTGGAAAGAAGGTAAAAAAACGGTCAAGGTACATATCTATTTATGAACGGAGCTACATATAAGGGAGAGTGGAAAAACGATAAAAAAAATGGTCAAGGTAAAATGACGCATGTAAATGGAAATATATATAATGGAGAATTTAAAGATGATAGGGCAAGTGGTCATGGTGTGCTGACATTTATAGGTGGTTCATATTATGGGGAGTGGAAAGACGACCAACTGAATGGTAGAGGTCGTTTGTATAAAAATGGAAATCTCTATGTTGGCGAGTTTAAAAATAATAAAAAACATGGTCAAGGTAAAATGACCTATGCAAATGGTGATATGTATAAAGGAGAGTGGAAAGACGATGTAAGAAATGGTCAAGGTAAAATGACCTATATAACGGGTGGTATGTATAAAGGAGAGTGGAAAGACGATAAAAAACAGGGTCAAGGTAAAATGACCTATATAACGGGTGATATGTATAAAGGAGAGTGGAAAGACAATAAAATGAATGGTCAAGGCACATTTACATTTGCAAGTGGAGATATCTATAAAGGAGAGTGGAAAGACGATGAAATAAATGGTCGAGGAACAATGACATTTGCCAATGGCGATATGTATGAAGGAGAGTGGAAAGACAATGAAAAAAATGGTCAAGGTAAATCATTTGCAAATGGAGATATGTATGAAGGAGAGTGGAAAGACGATGAAATAAATGGTCAAGGCACATTTACATTTGCAAATGGCGATATGTATGAAGGAGAGTGGAAAGACAATGAAAAAAATGGTATCGGTAAAATGACATTTGCAAATGGAACGGTTCAAAAAGGCAGGTGGAAAATGGGTGTTTTTGTTCCATTTTTAAAAACCGTGAAATTATCTCCTCCTAAAAAATTCAAACTATTGACCCATATGAAAAAAACAGAACACAAACTCACGAAAAAACTTATACCTTCTCATTCTCGAAAAACAATTATGTCATTAGAGAGAAAAAGAAATTCAATAAAAACAAACTCTATAAAAACAAATTCTAAAATAGAAGGATTTGACCCGATTATGTATCAAGACCAACGTGTACAAGAGTATTTGGAAGAAGATAGAAAAGACAATATTGTTATTTTTTATGCAAAACAGTTGTTCCTCTCCAAACGTAGTTATTTCCAAGACGCCAAAGATGATTATTTCTATGCTTGTAATCGTACCGCTCGTGGATTATTACCCAAGACAGAAGATGTGGACGAATCTTCCAAACTTCTCAACACCGGAAAATTGGGATTGGTTCCTTCCATATATGTTCCAGAGAATTTTGTTATACATGTTATTTTTGGAACAACTCCCTATTATATTTTGTTGGATACTGGAAAGGAAATGGTATCGGTTATTAGCGAAAGTATTTGGGAAAAACATAAGAATCGTGATCCAACGTTGGATATTGTTTCTGGGTCTCATTGCCAAGCAGGTCAAAATGGAAAAGTTGGTATTTTATATTCATATAACCAATCTATAAGTAAAAGTAAAAGTAAAAGCAACTCACAAAAAAGACAAACCAGAAAAAAAACAGTATAAACATATTTGGACAAATATGATAATGGGAATTCCGTCTTTTTTTTCATACATTATAAAGAATCATAGTTCCATTGTTAAAAAACAATTGCCGGATGATATTGATATATTATTAATTGACGCAAATTCAATTATTTATGATATTGTGCATATGGGCGCAAATGAGAATAACACAATTATTCAAAAAGTCATTGAACAATTGTGGATATATATACATATGTTTTCTCCCAAATTATACGTATATATTGCGTTTGATGGAGTGGCATGTATGGCAAAAATGGAACAACAACGAACCAGAAGATACAAGAGTTGGTTTTTAGAGGAGAATATGACGACAAAAGAAATGACAACAAAAGAAATGACAACAACAACAACAATAAAAGAACCCACCACCCCAATACAACCAAAATTCAATACAATGTGCATTAGTCCGGGAACTCCCTTTATGAATCAACTGTCCGACGCTATTACAAAAGAATTTACATCAAATACGTCATGTGTATCATCATCGAAAGAATCGGGAGAGGGCGAACATAAATTATTCGAATATTTACGCAACAATCCAAATATAAATGCAAATGTAGTCATTTATGGACTGGATGCCGACCTTATTATGTTGTCTATTTTACATGTATCCTATACAAAAAATATATATATTTGTAGAGAAGCTCCCGAATTTGGTGAAAAAAATGCGGCATTGGCAAAAGAGATGTTGTGTTTAGATAGTCAATTATTAACAAACAATATTTTGGTTGAAATGGACTGCAAATGTCAAAACATTGGTCGGATAACGGATTATATTTTTCTTTGTTTTTTCTTGGGTAATGATTTTTTAACAGGATTTCCGAGTATTTCGATTCGAACAACGGGAATACAACGTTTATTAGATACATATCGACTTTATATTGGTGCATATGACCGTTTATTAATTCATCCAGAAACAAAGAAAATTCAATGGAAGTGGGTAACCCTTTTTTTACAGATGTTGGCGAAACAAGAAAAGGAAAATCTTATTCAAGAATACGCCAGTCGCGAAATTTGGGCAAAACAAACATGGCATCGACTATTACAGACAAATAAGACCAATACCAATCAACCCAATAAATCAAATCATCCTAATAAATCTCATCCAAATAAATCATATTCAATAGATTCTTGGGTAGATTCTGTGCCTCTTTTATTTCGAGAGAGGGAAGAATATATTTGCCCAACTGAACCTCATTGGGAGAAACGTTATTATCGGTCTCTTTTACGAATTCAATCTACTTCTGAAATTCATGATGTGTGTATAAATTATTTGGAAGGACTTGAATTTGTGTATCATTATTATACCCAAGGTTGTCCCGATATAAATTGGAAATATAGATATGCATATAGTCCATTGTTATGCGATTTATATAAAACATTACATACAACAAATAATAATAATAATACAATGTATTTGTGCGCAAATGACAAACAAACTTCACGAACAGAGAGAGACGTATTAAAATATATTTTACCTCCGCCTTATTTTGAGAAAATGTTTGATACATCAAAAAACGATGATGATGATGCGTCTGTGTCTTTTACATGGGAGTGGTCGTTTAAAAGATATTTATGGGAATCACATATTCATTTATGAATAATTTATTGAGCTAAAAAAATTGAAAATCTATTTATTTATTATTTTATTTAAAAAAAAGAAAATGAATGAATTTATATTACCTAATAATTTACCTTTACTTTCAAAATATATACAAAATATTCCTGTATTCGATGATACATTTTATTCTTTACCCATAAACAAAAAACGTATATATGAATTATGTATTAACGGAGGAAATAATTCGGTTTATTGTGGAACTATTCATGACGAACCAATTTCTTGTGTAATTCGAATTTCAAAAGATGTATTTACGGAAGAAGACCAAACCATACATAAAGAAGAACCCAAAGACACAGAACACGAACCCAAAGACACAGAACACGAAGACACAGAAAAAATACATATAAATGAATTTATTAAAGATTGCAAGGTTGCTTTATATATGTCGAATAAAAATCTATCTCCCCGTTTATATTCAATATATCAAAATCCAATGGGATTTACCACAATGATTAGTGAAAGGTATCAAACATCATTATCTGATTTTATAGTAAAAACAAAGACTCATAAATTGCTCAAAAAAACAATTACTCAAAAACTGGTTGAATTAACAACAGATATAGTAAAAAATAATATTTTACTATATGATTATAAATTTGCAAATTTGGTATTAAACTGTAGCGAGGGGGACGACGATATTATAATTAAGGCAATTGATTTTGATTCCATGTTTATTGATGTAAATATAACTCGTATGAAATTATTTCGTGATGTAAAAAAAATATATAAACTAACTTCTGCAAAAATAAAACAGTATTATGTTGTTATTATGATGATGTTTTTGAGTAATTTGTCATCAAATTCGTATTATGAATTTATACATAAACGATATATTCCGTATCATAATGAAATCGCAACGTGGATTCGGGAGGAACAGATAAAATATGAATTATCGGATGATATATTTTGTTATATTTTAGCCGATATGTATAAACGCCATAAGGGTATATTTATGACATATTACAAATTTGTATCAGTAACAAAAGAACAAGAACGTATTCAACAGTTTATACATAATATTCAACAATTTATACGTAATGCATCAACATAACAACCAAGATTATTGATTTGTAAGGAATGAAGAAAATTGATACATATATTATTTATTTTTTAATCAACAAATAATAAATGACTGATTATTCCGTAACCAAATTGAATTTATCATTTCGATGCTTACAAGTTTTACCGGATTTATCTCTCTACTCAAATCTACAAACATTATGTTGTGATGGAAATGAACTAACTTCTCTAAACAATCTTCCTCCCACTTTACAAAGATTACATTGTTCACATAATGAACTAACTTCTCTAAACAATCTTCCTCCCACTTTACAAATATTATATTGTTACCATAATCAACTTACTTCTCTTGACAATCTTCCTCCCACTTTACAAATATTATATTGTGATAATAATCAACTGACTTCTCTAAACAATCTTCCTCCGAATCTACAAGTATTAGATTGTGCAAATAATCAACTTACTTCTCTTGACAATCTTCCTCCCAATTTACAAGAATTATATTGTTATGATAATCAACTTATTTCTCTTGACAATATTCCTCCCACTTTACACAGTTTATCTTGTTATAACAATCGGCTCACATCTCTTGATACATTACATCTTACTTTACAATATTTTGTTTGTAAAAACAATCCGGTTTATACAACATGTAAGGAACTATATGGATTTGAACTTTCTATAAAAACGATTGAACAATACAATGAAATCAAACGATTGGAAAAAGAATGTTGCCCACTACTTAAATAGATAGCAACCAAAGAAAATTGATACATATTATTTATTTTTTTTAAACAAACATTAAATAATGACTGACTATTCCGTAACAAGTTTAAATTTATTAAATCGAGGCTTACAAGTTTTACCGGATTTATCTCTCTACTCAAATCTACAAACATTACATTGTGATGTAAATGAACTAACTTCACTTGAAAATCTTCCTCCCAATTTACAAGTATTATATTGTTCAAACAATCAACTTACTTCTCTTGACAATCTTCCTCCCAATTTACAAGAATTATATTGTTCAAATAATCAACTAACTTCTCTCTATAATCTTCCTTCCACTTTACAAATAGTATGGTGTTCAAACAATCAACTGACAAGGCTTGACAATCTTCCTCTCACTTTACAAGAATTATGGTGTTTTAATAATCCAATTTATACAACATGTAGGGAACTATATGGATTTGAACTTTCAGAAAAAACAATTGAACAATACAATGAAATATTGGAAAAAGAATGTTGCCCACTACTTAAATAAAACAATGCTCTGATTTATAAGGAGACCAAATAAAATTGATACATATATTATTTATTTTTTAATCAACAAATAATAAATGATTTATATCTCTATAAAAATCTACGAACATTACATTGTAACAATAATCAACTCACTTCTCTGGACAATCTTCCTCCCAATTTACAAACACTATGGTGTCACAATAATAATCTCACAAGGCTCAGCTTTCGAGAGAGTGATAACGACCGATTAGAGTCCGCCTTTGGGACTTCTCTAAACAATCTTCCTCCCACTTTACAAACATTATATTGTCAAGATAATCAACTTACTTCTCTTGATAATCTTCCTCCCACTTTACAATTGTTGCATTGTTCACATAATCAAATCGTAAGGCTTGAAAATCTTCCTCCCACTTTACAAAAATTATGGTGTTATAATAATCAACTAATTTCTCTAGACAATCTTCCTCCCAATTTACAAATATTGTATTGTGACAATAATCAACTAACGTCTCTGGACAATCTTCCTTCCAATTTACAAAAATTATATTGTAAAAACAATCAACTCACAAGGCTCGGCGGAGCTGAGTCCGCCTTTGGCACTTCTCTGGATAATCTTCCTCTTACTCTACAAACATTAGTTTGTTCATTTAATCAACTGACTTCTCTGGATAATCTTCCTCCCAATTTACAAGATTTATCATGTAACAATAATCAATTGACTTCTCTCGAAAATCTTCCTCCCAATTTACAAGAATTATCATGTAACAATAATCAATTGACTTCTCTCGAAAATCTTCCTCCCAATTTACAAGAATTATGGTGTAATAATAATCAACTCACAAGGCTCGGCTTTCGTAACGACCGATTAGAGTCCGCCTTTGGGACTTCTCTAAACAATATTCCTCCGAATTTACAAACATTAAATTGTTCAAATAATCAATTAACTTTTCTCGATAATCTTTCTGCCACTTTACAAAAATTATGGTGTTCAAATAATCAACTCACTTCTCTCGATATTTTACCTCATACTTTACAAGATTTTAATTGTAAAAACAATCCGGTTTATACAACATGCAAGGAACTATATGGATTTGAACTTTCAGAAAAAACAATTGAACAATACAATGAAATCAAACGATTGGAAAAAGAATGTTGCCCACTACTGAAATAAACTAACTGCCTTAAACCGTAGGAAAATATTGCCAATCCAAGTGGTTGCATACTTTTTTCCACGTTTGGTCTTGTTCTCTTTGATTACTAATATCTTTCAACAGTGGAATATGTGGTAAATACTGATGTTGCCCTAACAATACACAAAGTTGATATAATGTATAGGTATAATTAAAAAAATTGGTTCTCTCGGGAGGACAGTATAGTGTCCATGGTTGTTGAATTTCAACAAATAATACGCACAATGTTTCAATTAATTTATCTTCCATAATAGGTGGCTTAATTCCAAATAGAGAGTTGATATATTGAATATGCTCGAAATATTTATTGAGTCCAAGTTTTCGTAAAAGGTCGCGCATGATTTTATAATTAAGGAGTTTGACATCCTGACGTTCCTTTTTTATGCGTTGCCGAATACGTTCAATAACTTCGGTTGGAATTTGTGTAGTTTCTTTTGCCTGAAATTGAGAGAGAACTTCTTTAAAGTGATTTAGTTTAATATATGCCGTATACGACACCTCATTCGGGGCTTCTTTATTTGAAGGTTTTGCACTGTCCACAATATAACTTATAAATCTTCCACATGCAGTATTATTACAAATAAGAATACCTTCTTCGTCTTGCGGGATTAATTCTCCCATGCAACATGTTTCACAAATATCGGAAGAATACATAAAATCCTGAATTGTATTTGAGTTTTTTCCACATATATTTTGCAAATATGTTTTTACAGTTCTGCGAGACATACTCATATTATTATTGTCATCTGTTATATTGTCGCCTTGTTTATTTTCACTGTGTTTATTGTCACTTTGTTTATTGTCGCTATGTTTATTTTCACTATGTTTATTTTCACTATGTTTATTTATTTTGAAAAATGAGTTTAAAATATTTACATTCTGTATATTTTCGCCCGAAGATATTTTTTGTTTATCCTCAAAATAACGAAAAATATCTGCCGAATTTGCCAATAAATATTTTTTACGTCTATTTTCCAAATGGTGCAATTGTTTTATTATATTTTTTAGTTCATCTTTAATATCCATCGTATCATCTATTGATTCAGCCTCTATTAATTTGCGTTTTAATTCTTTTTTACGTATTTTTAATTCTGGAATTACGTAGGTATCATTATGATGAAAAGATGCCATCATTTCACTGTGAATTTCATCTACCGAATATTTGTTAATTGTATTGGGACTAAAAACGGGAGTTTGTGGAATGGGAAGAATTTGATTCATGAATTATATATACTTAACTTTTTATAGTTTATATGTTTTTTTGACTTCCTTATAATATTTTCGTCATTATGCTCTCTCCTTTTTGAGAGACAGGGTCTACAACAATATTTAGAGAGACAGAGGTTATTATTTATGGTAATAAAACAAAATATTATTTTCTGATATCAGTCGGACCTATTAAAAAGGAGTTGTGTTAAAATAATAAGTAATTATAGCTTATAGAATATGTCTATTATTACTGAATTAACACATTGCCGGATTTGCAAAAATCGTCATTTAGAAACTGTTATTTCATTGGGAGAACAAGCAATTACATCAAGATTTCCAACATATGGCGATTTTTCTACTCCAAAAACTCCCATTCAATTGTGTTTATGTGACGATTGCGGTTTATTACAATTGCAACAAACCACATCAAGCACCGAATTATATGAACACGAATACGGATATCGTTCCGGAATTTCAAATACGATGCGCGAACATTTACGACAATATCAGCAAGACGTTTTTACTTTAGCCGACGTTCAACCAAATGATACGGTATTGGATATTGGAAGTAATGACGCGACCACATTACGGTATTACCCTGATACAGTTCAAAGAATTGGTATGGACCCAACCGGAGAACAATTTCGCGAATATTACAATGATACTATTACTCTTATTCCAACCTATTTTACGAGAGATAATTTTATGGATATAAAAGGTTCAACCAAATGTAAAGTCGTGTCTTCTATTTCCATGTTTTATGATTTGCCCGACCCAATTCAATTTGCAAAAGATATATATGATATATTGGAAGACGATGGTATTTGGACATGCGAACAAAGCTATTTATTAACCATGTTAAAAACAAATAGCATTGATACGATTTGTCATGAACATTTAGAATATTATTCGCTTCGTCCCGTAAAAGAAATTGCCGATAGAGCTCAATTTAAAATTGTGGATATACAATTCAATGATTGCAATGGAGGAAGTTTTCGTCTGTATTTTGCAAAAGAATCCTCTCTCAAATTTAAAGAAAACACGGAATTGGTTCAACGTATTTTAAATGAGGAAATCGATTACGGCATTTTAAAAGAAAGCACCTATCGTTCCTTTTTTCGTGGGTGTGAAGAAGAGGTTCAAAAATTAAAACTATTTTTGGATGCAACCAATAAAATTCATAAGAAAACATATATTTACGGAGCATCGACCAAGGGAAATTGTCTATTGCAATTTGCGGATATTAAAGAAATCGATATTCCGTTTGCGGTTGAACGAAATCCGAAGAAAATAGGCAAGATGACCATTACGGGAAGTCGGATCATTGGAGAGGATGCTATGCGAGAACATCCTCCCGATTATTTGCTTGTTTTACCGTGGCATTTCAGAAAAGAAATCGTTGAGAGAGAATCTGCCTTTTTAGAGGGAGGTGGAAGTCTTGTTTTTCCGTTTCCATCATTTGAAATTGTCAGTCGCCGACAAAAAGTTCTTATTACGGGAAGTGGGGGACATATCGCAAAATATTTGATTGATGCACATAAAAAACATAACCATATCGATTTGTATGGAATTTGTCGCGCGAATGGGGGGACTATAGACACAACAGAAAAAATTCCCACATTTGTATGTGATATGGTATTTCAACCGAATTTATGGAAGCAGATTATTGTATTACTACAACCGGACAGTATTATTCATTTGGCTGGAATATCGAGTTCAATTGATGCACTACATAACGTTCCAAATACATATGTGACCAATGGTTTATTAACCGTCGAATTATGCGATTTTATTTATAAACAAAAACAAACGAGCAAAAAACAGATAAAACTATTTAATGCATCCAGTAGTGAAATATATAAGGGTCATATAAATTATATAGTAACGGATGACGATACATATTATAAGCATTTACACCCATATTCTATTGCAAAAATAGTAGGACATATGTGCGTGGATGATTATAGACAAAGATACGGATGTTTATTTTCAAATGGCGTTTTATTCACAACCGAATCAAAACATAAATCAACTCAATTTCTATTTAATAAAATCGGAAAATATATCCGTCAATACAAACAAGATTCATCGGAAAAAGATTTATCAGAAAAAGATTCATATAAACCACTTATAGTTGGAAGTTTAGATTCGTATCGTTCCATGTTACATGCGAGTGATGTGGCGGATGCAATTTATACAATTATAGAACAACCACTTGGTTCAAATTATGTTATTTCGCCAGAAAAATCTGAAAAAATATCGGAACTTGTCATGAAAATGTTTGAGATAAGTGGAATAACGATTGTCCAAGAAACTCCCAAAAAATGGGTCGATGCAAAAACGGGGCAACCTATTTTAATAATAGACGAAACAAATTTTGATGTAGCGCCAACAAATATTTGTGGATATGCCGAAAAATTACGAAATATTGGATGGACCCCTGAAAAAACCGTCGATTTTATATTAAATGAAATAATAAGTTAAAAGAATACGTTAAAATAGTTATAAAAATGACACATAGATTTTGGTATGATATATTCATTTCGATTATACCATAATACATACACCCATATAATACGCGTCGCAAATAATTGTATCTAACAGTTCTTCCGGATTTATCTCTCTATACAAATTTAAAAATATTACACTGCGACCATAATAATCTTATATCGTTGAACAATCTTCCTCCCAATCTACAAGAATTGCATTGTTCAAATAATCAGATTACATCGTTGGACAATCTTCCTCCCAAACTACGTGTATTATTTTGTTATAAAAATAAACTAACTTCGTTGGACCATCTTCCGCCGAATTTACACATATTATTTTGCTTACACAATTCACTTATTTCTCTGGATAATCTTCCGATAACACTACGAGAATTAGATTGTTCTCATAATCAAATTACTTCTCTAGACCACCTTCCTTCAACTATAAAAGAATTGCATTATAATTACAACAATTTCAACTGGTTGATATAAACATTTTTCGGATTTTATTTCATTAGTGAGCAACATTCTTTTTCCATGTATTGTTCAATTGTTTTTATCCATTCTTTTTCCATGTATTGTTCAATTGTTTTTATCGAAAGTTCAAATCCATGTATTTCCTTATCTAAAGTAAGAGGTAACGTAATAAGTTGATTACCGTAACAAACTAATGTTTGTAAATTTGGAGGAAGATTATCAAGAGTTGAGAGTTGATTATTGTAACAATATAATTCTTGTAAATTTGTAGGAATATTCTTAATAGAAGTGAGTTGATTGTCGGAACAAGATAAATATTGTAGATTCGGCGGAAGATTATCAAGAGAAGTAAGCTGATTATTATAACAAAATAATACACGTAGTTTTGGTGGAAGATTCTCGAGAGAAGTCAGTTGATTTTTTGAACAATCTAATTGTTGTAGATTTACATAGAGAGATAAATCATCCGGTAAAACAGTCAGATTTTTATTTGATAAATTCAATTCTGTTATGATTTTATAGTTTTTTATTTTATTCTTATTCTGTTTTTCTATATTACTACCGCTTATGTGCTGTCTTTCCATTTCAGAATATTTATTAGTTAATTCAATATTGTTATTTTTAATTAATTCTAAATCTAAATTCCAGTTATATTTATTTCTTTCTTCCCAAACCTCAATGCTTGTTCCATAATGACCATTAAATTCAGTTTCATTAAAATTTCTTAAATTCATTATATGTGTTTTTGCTTGTTCTCCATACCCAATACGGCGAGCATTTCCATAATGAGTAGTAAGATGACACATTTTACATAAAGCTACAAAACGAATTAATTTTTGGGTTTTAGTATCAATATTATAGTCCCATCTTTCATGTGCTTCTAATTTAAGTTTCGTTATTTTTGTATCACATCCACAACATTCACATATATAATTAACTCTTTCATATATGTGTTTTCGTAATATATTCCAACTACTTGGTTTGATGCTGGTTCTTACATTTGTAAACCAACAACTTCGTGGAATTAAATCAATAAATAATTCATTACCTCCAAATGTTCTATCCTCTCCAATAATTTCGGTTAATTCTATATTCATTTTATTTTTATTACATTCGGTTTTTCTATTTGAATGTCTTGTTAGGGATAATTTATTATTAAATATTTTATCACACTTTACGCATTTATAATTTTTATTCATAATATTTGGTGTAATATTATGATTAATTACCGATTCAATGATGTTTTCTACTATAGGCATAGATTCAACAACGTTTTCTTTAAAAATAGACATGATTTGTTACATGAATTAGATACAATTTGTATATCAATTTTATTCGATTATGCAATATGATTATGTTGAATCTTTTTATGGTTTTGTATTTGGCATATATATTTTACACATTGTTGTCGTAGCCCGTGTCTCTCAAAGAGGGGCAAAGCCCCTTTTTGAGAGACGCATAATGACGAAAATAGTATGCGTACAATTTCAACTAATTGATATAAATAATATTAAATCAAATATATATTTGAATGTCAATTACATATATATCGGGTGGATTATTGGGAGATTTTATACAACAATTATCCGTTATTCAAGAAATGTACATGACGACCGGTAAAAAGGGTATTTTATATATTTCCGATAAGGGGGATGCATTCCGAAATGGATTGAAGAAGACATTTGAAGACACCTATGAAATAATAATGACGCAACCGTATATGGAAGACTATATGATATATCCTGAAAATGGAGAGTATGATATAGATTTAAGTTCTTGGCGAAATTCAAAACTGTTATATAAAGAAAATTGGCATTCTATATTTTCATCATGTTATACGATTTCATGGGGACTTCATCCATGGTTGTCTGTATCCAAAAATACTATGTGGGAAAATGTTATATTGGTAAATGTTTGTTGGTATCGTCCAATTTCATCCTTTTCCATTACAGATATATTGAAAAAAACATACGGCACTTCAAAAATCGTATTTATTTCAAATGATATTGAGTCGTATGAAAAAATAGGCATTCCAGAATTGGAATGGTATCAACCAAATTCATTTACAGATATGTGTGTTGCAATTGGTTCATGCAAACTATTTATAGGAGGATTATCCGCCATGCTCACAATTGCACATGCCCTGCATCATCCAAGAGTTATTGGATTGTCCTCGGGCGAAGACGCAACGCATAATGTCGATTTTGATAAAATATTTGACAATGTATATTATGATATTTCAGAAATACCTGAACTATCCAATAATCACAAAATAAGTCGTTGTCGTCCTGCCAAACTTGTTATTCAAGTTTCTGTTGGAGAGATTGTGGATAAGTTATCTATTTTGGAAATTAAAGAAGCGGAAATACGCGATTCAAATAAACTGGTTCATATTACATATGAGAAGGAATATTTGTTAAAAGAATGTTCCATTTCCGGAATATTTACGTATCCCCATTCAAACTATTTTTATCGATTGTTGCTTTATATAAATAAAAAAATATGGGATTTTACAAATAAAATTAAATTATTGTCATACGAAATGAATCCGAACGAGTTTGCGTGTATTTCAAATGAAATTTTTATGTATAATCAACAACGATTTCGATTGAAAAATTATTTCAATATAAATGCAGTTTCAACGATAAAAGAACAAAAGAGTTATACGGAAAGTTCGGTATTCATTCTTTTGAACGAGTCATTGCCATTATCTACCATCGTATGTGCCAAAATTCAATGGCTGTGTTTACAATATGATGTTTCTTATATGTATGAGTCGGCAAATATACTACAAATACCAACGCTTTATACTATAAAGGAAAATGAAACGGTACCAGAAACAATGAAAAAAATATGTATCGATGATGTTCCGGTCCCGGACGATGTTTTTATCTTGGATTAGGAATCAGAGATAAAACACTTTTCCCAGATTATTTGGGAAAAGTTGCGTATGCATTGTTCCGTATTCATGAACAATACTGGTTCGGATGTTTGATTTATTGAGTTAATTTCAGTTTGTATTTTATCGCAAATTGAAGTATCATACGACGAAGAAATGGTAATTAATGTAAAATGTATTATGTTCGCTCTATTTATATTTCTGTATGATATTCCTACAGAAATAGTGGCAAGTATGAAATTGTGATGGTTGTCGAAATAGGTAATCGTGCATTTATCTATTCCGAAAATGGTAATTTTCATATAAAACCGAGAGGAAAGTATCTGTTTATATTCGAATATGGTCGGTTTATATATAGGAGGACGAGATTTATATATATGTGTTCGTAAAGAAATAGCCGACATGTTTAGGTTGTATTTTTTATGTTATAATAAATTATCAATTTTACCCTACTCGGATTTTATTTTAATAAAGGACAACATCATGTCATATAAAATGGATTCTGAAAACAATATAATTCCTGTAAATTGGGAGGAATATTATCCAAAGAAGTGAGTTCATTATTATGACACCATAATTTTTGTAAAGTGGAAGGAAGATTGTTTAGAGAAGTGATTTGATTATTATAACAATACAATTCTTGTAGATTCGGAGGAAGATTGTCAAGCGAAGTAATCTAATATATGTATCAATTTTTTATTGGATTGTTTTATTTCAGTAGTGGACAACATTCTTTTTCCGCATTTTCAATGCGTTTGATTTCATTGTATTGTTCAATCGTTTTTTCAGAAAGTTCAAATCCGTATAGTTCATTGCATGTTGTATAAATTGGATTCTGATAACAACATAATTCTGGTAAAATCACCCCAAGTCTTGTGAGTTGATTAAATGAACAATTTAATATTTGTAGAGTAGAAGGAAGATGTTTGAGATGTTTCAGTTGATTATTGTAACAAATTAATGTTTGTAAATTAGACGGAAGATGTTTTAGATGTGTCAGTTGATTATTGTAACACCATAATCCTTGTAAATTGGGAGGAAGATGATTGAGAGAAGTGATTTGATTATGGTCACAAACTAATTCTTGTAAAGTGAGAGGAAGATTGTCCAGAGAAGTGAGTTGATTGAATGAACAATGTAATATTTGTAAATTTGTGTATAAAGATAAATCCGGTAAAACAGTTAAGTTTTCTAGCGATAAATCCAATTCTAGTTGGTTGTTGCACTCTCTCCTTAATTGGATTTGTTCAGTCTCTGGCATTCCCTTAAGAATCAATTCTGTTATGATATATGTCGTCATTTATTATTTGTTTGATTAAAAAATAATTCATTTTTAATAATCAATTTTATCTTGGAACATACTTTTGCTTACACGTGGCGAATCTACACGCTATTTATTTCACCTAACATATTTACATAATTATTTTTAGAAGCATTCTCAAGTAATTTGTTAAAATATATATCCGACATTTCACATCTATATTTTAATTTAATATAACATCGCATACATACAAGAACATCTACAAACGCATTATGTAAATTATCGACCTTTTCAAGAAATAATACATAATATAATTCAGATAACTTTGGCCACTTGAATTTCATTTTAATCGGTGGAACGGTTTGTTGTAGTTGTGGGGGTTGTTGTGATAGTGGTTGTTGTAGTGGTGTTTGTGGTGGAACTGTTTGTTGTTGGGTTAATGTCTGTGGTGGAACGGTTTGTTGCAGAGGTGGTTGAGTAGGAAACGGATTTGTTGACGGCGGTTTAACAATAATTATTTTTGGGTGTAGAGAGGTTGTTGTTGTTGGAATGGTTGTTGGAAGATATTTTATAGTTGGGACTAAAATTTTACATAATTTTATAGTGCGAATCATGGTGCAATAGTGTTCCGGTTTAATAACCGAATCATATGCCGGATTAAAGAATGCATTTACATACGGAATGTATTGAACCAAACGGTCGTAATACCGGATAATTTGGCATCGAATAATATTAATATCAAATGAAATATTGTGTCCAACTATTTCATCACACATTTCAATATCTCGTAAAAATTCTACCAATGTCAACACAACATCCTCTCCTTTTTCTGCACATATTTCGTCGGTAATTCCGGTAATTTCTGTTACCTTATCAGGAATATGAACTCCATCCGGCAACGTAATGTATTTATTTACACATTTTATAATTGTAGGGTGAGTAGAAGAAAACTGAACAATCATATATCCGATTTGTGTTATATGTGGATTTTGGTGTAAAACATATTCCTCATTTGAATTATATGTAATGGGATACATATCATTATGTATATCAAGCGATTGCAATTCCCTTGTTTTTTTATTGGATATGTTTTTTTTCGATGCAATACTTGGGTCCGGATTGAAATCTCTCTTTTTGGGAAATAGTCCAGTAGTTTCAGTATCAAAAATAAGCGTATAGTGTCCTCTATTTTTGCATTGTTGACGTGTTCGCATGTTGTTTGGTTTATTACTTTTTTATAATATTATAACAATCAATTTTATGTGTCCTAGTCCGAGTCATATAATTCTTCCGACAGTTCTTCCGAACAACCGATATACACCACTTCTTCGACAATCTTTTTTTTACTACTGGTTTTTTTTGACGCAATATTTCTTTTTTTTATTCCCGTCTTTTTCGTTCCTATTTTTTTCGTTTTCACCTTTTTATCCACAATATCTTCGTCGTAGTCGTCTTCTTCATCGTCGTCATCGTCTTCTTCTTCATCATCGGTATCCGGCATATCGTCGTCCGCGTCTTCCACAATAAATCCATCCTTTACATATCCTTGTTTTGTTTTTTCTTTGTTATCGTCACTTTCTTCTGCTTCCGCTTCCGCTTCTGCATCGTCTGCTTCCGCTTCCGCATCAGACAAATCATCAAATCCACCAAATAAAAACTCATAAATATCTTCCCACTCATCCGATGAAAGTGATTTCGATACAGTATTGTCGATTTCACCATTTACCAATACACAATTTCCGAAAAACAATGCCGTATCGGCGGGTGGAGGAAATTCGTATTTATTTTCGGTATTTGCCTTACCTTCTGTTTTACCGTATAACGAAATAGAATACGATTTACCCGTGGATAAAGTTACGGACCAATTATGAAAAAAGTGAAATCCATCGGCAGATTTAAATCCGGCTTTTTTATATAAGTCGGAAATAGATAATGGACCTTTCACGTGTAATTCTCGAACCAATCCCAATTTTTCGACGATTAATATAGTTGGCATGTTAGGTCAATAGCAGTTTTCTTTTTATATTTGTTTTCTTCGCTTAACTCACTTGGACATGTAAAACTATTTCGGTATATAGTAAAACTAAATATGACAGTTGATAATCAAGACAAATTGGACGCGGTTAAAAAACCATATAAGGTCAGAGATTTGACTATTGATGCTACTACAAAAAAGACGAACCAAAGCCAGAAAAAATAAGACAACCAAATCAAAAAGGTAGAATATATCAACAATAATATATAATGAATTTTGTTGATAATCAAACACAAATAGATAAAATTAAAAATCCACATATGGTGGAACAATTGACAATTATGAATATGTCATCTTTTAATCAAATAATGTATCAGGAAGAGTATCAATAGAAGTTAGTTGATTATATTGACATTTTAATATTTGTAATTTGGAAGGAAGATTATCGAGAAAAGTCAGTTTATTATGAAAACAATGTAATATAGTTAATGAATCTGGAAGACGAGATAAATCGGTTAGTTCATTATTATTACAGTTTAATTCCGTTAATGTATCAGGAAGAGTATCAATAGAAGTAAGCCGATTATATTCACAATGTAATGTTTTTAGATTGGGAGGAAGATTGTTTAGAGAAGTCAGTTGATTATTATAACAAATCAAGTCTTGTAATGTATCTGGAAGTATCGGCAAAGAAGTTAGTTTATTATTCTGACAATATAATTCTTGTAATGTATCAGGAAGAGAAGGCATTTCGGTAATATTACAGGAATTGCATATTAACATTTTTAATGATGCAAATGCATCTAAAATTAAAATGTAATAATAATGAACTAACCGATTTACCTCGTCTTCCAGATTCATTAACTATAATCGAATGTGCTGGGAATATTATTTACGATGAGGTGCGTAAGGCACGTGGTTTTACTATTGATGCTACTACAAAAGAACGTTATAATGAATTTTATGATGAGACCCATAAGCCTCTATTTCATGGAGGTAAAAAAAGACGAACCAATGTCAGAAAAACCAACGCCAGAAAAACTCGACGAACCAACGCCAGAAAAACTCGACGAACCAAATCAAAACGGTAGAATATATATAATGAACTTTATGAATCGCATTTTAGGAAGAACATCGAAAATTGTCGAGAATCAATCACAATTTAATGCAATTAAAAATCCACAATTGGTAGAAGAACTAATTATTAGAAATATGACATCTTTTAATTTAAATGCATTTACATCATTAAAAAGATTACATTGTTATAGAAATCAGCTGACTTCTCTAAACAATCTTCCTCCCAAGTTACAAGAATTGTATTGTGACCATAATGAACTAACATCTCTTGAAAATCTTCCTCACACTTTACAAATATTGTATTGTGACAATAATGAACTAACATCTCTTGAACTTCCTCCCAATCTACAAGAATTATATTGTTATAGAAATCAACTAACTTCTCTCGACAATCTTCCTCCCAAATTACAAATATTACATTGTAAAAATAATCAACTTACTTCTCTTGACAATCTTCCTCCCGCTTTACAAACATTATATTGTAATCATAATAAACTGACAGATTTACCTACTCTTCCCGATACATTAACTGTGTTAAGTTGTGCGTATAATGAACTGACTGATTTACATCGTCTTCCCGATTCATTAATTGAATTAAATTGTGACAATAATCAAATCATATCTTTTAATTATCTTCCTCCCGCTTTACAAACATTATATTGTAATCATAATAAACTGACAGATTTACATACTCTTCCCGATACATTAACTGTGTTAAGTTGTGCGTATAATGAACTGACTGATTTACATCGTCTTCCCGATTCATTAATTGAATTAAATTGCGAACATAATCCAATTGACGATAATGTATTTGCTTACCATGGATTTCATATTAACGCTACTACAAAAACAAAAGACCAATACAATAGAATATATGATGAAACACATACAGGAATTGGAATAAAGGGAGGTAAAAGTAAAACAAAATCTCGACGAACCAACGCCAGAAAAACTCGACGAACCAACTCCAGAAAAACTCGACGAACTAACTCCAGAAGGTAGAATATATCAACAATAATATATAATGAGTATTACTGTTTATAATCAAACACAAATAGATAAAATTAAAA